GAAATTGCAACCAAATACTCTAAAGAATACACTAGGTACGCCTACAAATCGCCCTTCACCTTGTACTGAATGAAATATTTCTGAATATCTTATTTTTTCCATATTTTTGGATCTATATTTTTTGTTGTTTCTACTATTCTTTAATTGTATACTACTTTTGCGGGTATGTCAATTCATTGTAATAAAATGGATTTTTTATATTATTATACCATGGTAATCGTGGATTCATATGTTTTAGATACGAAGGATATGTTTCTAAAAATTCATTTATTTGATTGGTATTTCCAAACCAATTAGTACCATATGGAAAAATTATAGAATCGTGTTGTTTTTCTAGTATTACTTCTATCCATGCTTGTTCAAGTATATCTAATTCGTTACACTCTATATTGGTATTTTCTTTAATTGCTTTTAAAATATTTTTTGCTCTATATTTCGTAGAAATTGGATACATCTTACTAATTTTTTCTGTAATGTTGCTTATAATAGCTTCATTGATATTTAGGTCAAGTGAGAACTTGTTAGATATTGCTTTAAGCTCTTTAATAAAATTCTCTTTGTTCCATAATGCATATATAGAGAATTGATAATGATTATTGTTTTTCATATATTTTGTCATTTCTTTCCAATGTCTATGGTTTTCATGATCGTGTAATTGTATTTTGTAAATTTCTTTGGCAACAGATTTGTGTATTTTGTCTTTATTGATGTTAAACAATTTTAAAATTTTAATATCTGTGTCATTAATAATAGATTTGTATCTTGCTTGTTCTGTATAATTTTTTGGGTTCCTGTAGAATCCACAACGTTCAACAAACAATAAATCGTCTAGATTAAAATTTATAATTATTTTACTTGCCTCCGGGTCAATCGAACTTTCACCTCTGTTTTTTTTTATTTGATGTGCCCTCCTAAATCTTTGATTGTATTCAAATACTCCATGTACTCTATCATGTTCATCCCATGGATTGTTAATGTGTTTAAATTTACAATCAGGAGAAAATCTGTCCAATAACCAACGTAATAATCTTCCATATGTGCCTGAATGATAAACAATTTGTATTTTACTCATCTGGTTTAAGCTATTTACTTTTCTGTCAACGTACTCCAATAAAAGGGATTTTTTGCATTATTATACCATGGTAATCGTGGATTCATATGTTTTAGATACGAAGGATATGTTTCTAAAAATTCATTAATTTGATTGGTATTTTTAAACCAATTAGTACCATATGGAAAAATTATAGAATCGTGTTGTTTTTCTAATAAAACTTCTATCCAGGCCTGTTCTAATATATCTAATTCACTGCAATTCATTTGTTGTTTATTTTGTATTGCTTCTAATACAGTCTTTGCTCTGTTTCTTGTTTTTATAACAAATGTTTCACTTATTTTTTTTGTTACGTTTTCAATAATAGTTTCGTCAATTTCTAAATCAAGTATAAATTTATTGCTAATAGTTCGAAGTTGTTGTATGAACAGATCTTTGTTCCAGAGTGCATAAACAGGAAATTGATAGTAAGTTGGGTTTGACATAAATTTAATAATACGGTCAGACCAAATTCCATTTTCACCGTCATGTAGTTGTATTTTGTAAAGTTCTTTAGTAACTGCTTTAGAGTTTTTTGTTTTATCAATTTTAAATAAATTTAACAATTTAATGTCAGAGTCAGATATAAGTATCTTATATCTACCTGTATCATCTTCAAATCCCTCACCTCTATAAAAAGTACATCTTTCTGCAAATAATAAATCAGATAAATTAAAATATATCACTATCTTATTTGTTGAATTATCTGATGGTACTTTAAAATTTAAATCTGCCCGATTAAATTTGTTATTGTATTCAAATACTCCATGTACTCTATCATGTTCATCCCATGGATTGTTAATGTGTTTAAATTTACAATCAGGAGAAAATCTGTCCAATAACCATCTTAGTAATCCGCCATACATTCCAGGATGGTAAGCAATTACTATTTTTTTATTTGAGTTCATCTGGAAAATCTCTGTATAAAAAGTGTTGTATTGTTTCTTTGTTTACTAATTGATTAAACGAAACGTGTGATTCATCTATTTTTTCTTCATTACGGATTATGCTTGTCATAGCATCATCTAGTTGTTGCATATTGGTAAATTCCATCATAACATGAAATTCAGGCATATCCATTGATCTAAAACCTAATTTTGATCTTGTAAGTCTGTAACTTTTCATTTTACCCATTTCAACTAAACCATCTAAAAACTTTCGCATTTTTTTTGCAAAGTCATATGCGTCTACGTCTTTATGATGATCTGCCCAAATGTGATATATGTCAGCCAAAGTAATCCTCCATTTTTCCTTCTCTATATAAATCTTGTGTTATACAATGTATTCCACCATCCCAAAAGTATCTATGTCTAAAGTTGAATATAATTGGTTCAACTTTATGTTTTTTAAAATGTTCAAATACGTCTTTGTTGTAATTGTTGCATATTATTCTGTTTTCGTCAACTGACAACATATTAACATCAAATACAGTTTCTTCCACATAACCAACCCAATCATTTAACCATGTGTCAACAAATTCAATTAATTGATCGTTATGCTCTTCTCCTTTTAACCACCAACGTCCTCCTACTTTTTTTTTCATTTCTAAAAAAGGACTTACTTTATCCCACGATTGATCTGGTAGATATAGTACGTCCCAGCCTGGGAATTCTGTTTTATAATCTTGTATATCGTTTAATGAAACAATACAACCAGGTTTCACAACACAAAACACACCATCTGAATGATAACCTCTGTTTGATTTATGTACTCTAAATCCTTCCTTAGTCCAAATGTCTGTAAATTTTTTTATAGTTGCTTCGGTTGTGTCAGTAACACCGTGATCCCAATACAAATCTTTTCCTACTCTACAAATACAAGCAGAAGTAATTGTACTGTCTTGTATGTTTATGTATAGATTTTTTTTGTCTATTTGTTTTAAAATATCTACATATCCAGGAGTACCCGATCCATGGCAGGCATATAGTTTTTCACCAATTACTGCAAAATGGTCTCTTGGGTTAACTGGTGGACGAAATATATTTTTAAGAGAACCTACCTTATCTATATCCAACCAACTGCGATGTGTTTTTACACCAGCATCTTTTAATATTTTTTCTAGTGTTTGAGAATCTTCTTCGGTTTCCTCTGCAATACGTTTCAAAGGATCCATAATTTTGTTATTTTTATATATAGGTAAATCTTGAAACCATTCTGCTTTAAATCCGGATCCTATCCAACAATGTTTTAATGGGTGAAAAGTTGCATATCCTTTTATAGGAATCATGTTACTTTCCTTTTTTCTTATCCAGTCTAACTACGTTGCCTTCTGTTAAGTGTCCTACAGATTCTCTTTGTATATCGTTGTGTCTGAATTCTGCCCAATATAATTCAAATGCAACACCGTCTTCTAAGCCTTCAAATGAATGGAATAATTGTGGTTTGACAGCAGTAAAATCGCCAGGGTTTAAAATAGTTTCGTCTACTAAATTGTAATCTTTTTGCCATACTTTAATTTTTAGTTTTCCTGTCATACAATAGAAGCCATTCCATTTGTATTCGTGTTTGTGTTTAGAGCAAACACCACCTTTTTTATAATCTATTCTATGAAATTCTAATGAACTGTTTGCGAGAATAAGTTCTGTAGATCCCCAAATTTTTCCTGCTATATTTGACATAATATTATTTTACTATTATTTAGATGATTTGTCAACAGAGTGTAAATTATTTGTCCCATTCTTCCCATGGGAAAACAATCCATGCAGGATCTTTTGACTTGTCTATTTTGTATCCTTGGTAATCTACTTTTGCTTTGCTTGGTTTATTATGTATAAGTGCGGCAAATTTAATTCTACCATCACCCTTACTAAAATTTTCAACAATATAATTGAACGTTGCTCCTGTATCATTAATATCATCAATGATTAAAATTTTCTTTTGAAATGCAAACGCTTTTTCTAATACAGATAGATTTGGCTTTGTTGTATGATCTCTTAATCGTATATCAAGTACTTCGTGTGCTATATTAAGTCTGTGTGAAAGGTAAACGCCAGGAATACAACCACCTCTATTAATACCTAATATAATAGTTGGCATCCAATTGGAGTGGACCATTTGATCTTCTATTTGTATTAATGCATTACGCATTTGACCTGTTGTAAAATAGTTTTTCTTTGTATCCATATTTTATTTTACTATATTTGATGTAAATTTTCAAACGGTATTATTTTTTTATAATTTGTTTTTCTACTTTTATCTAGTAATTCTAAATGTTTAATACATTTTTTAGAAAGACTTTTATCGTGATCAATGTATTTTTTAGACATGTTTCTTATAAAATTGACAAAACTTTTATTAAAACCATTATAATCCTTAGTATCGGATATAAATTTGTTTTTAGCATATTTGGTTAATGATGAAATATGGAAGTGTTTTGGATCTGATAACATAATAGGATCTATTTTAATTTTAAGTGAATCAAAATATTTAACCATAGCTATGATTGAATGATAACTGAGTGCTTGAACAACATAATTTACTGCTAAAATAATGTTTTTTGAATTCATATTTTGAATAATTTTAAAATTTTCATCTAGTGTTTTCCATTTATGACCAAATCTTACATATTCTAGTGTTTCTTCTATACCTTCGCAAGAAACACTCAGCCAAACTTCTTTAAATTTTGTAAAATAATTTAATATATCTTTATTAATATTCGTTAAATTTGTAGTAAAATGCAAAATACAATTCTTCTTTTGTGAGTCTGGGATTTGTTCTATAATTTTATGAAGCCCCGGAATTATAAAAGGTTCTCCACCAGTAAATTTTATATGAATACTTTGTGGTAGATTTTTCTCACACCAGTTGACAAAATCATTGTCTTCTGGCCAATTAAATAATTTTTGATTATATGTAGTATTTTTTGTATACCATTTTTTCAATTCAGGATTTAAATTTGCTTCTGCTAGTAATTGACTACTTTGTCCTGGATTACACATTATACACTTTAAATTGCATAAATTTCCTAGAACTAGATCAAAACTTTTTATATTTTTTACTGATGGATTATTGATTTGATTGAGAATAGAACCTTTATCAAATCTCATGGCTAAAGTCCTATTGTATTGTTTTCGTAATGAATCTCCGTTTTGTTCTTCTGTTTCCCAACATGCTGAACAAGTCTTGTTTTTTATTCCATTAATTAAGTCTTTGCGTAATTGTTCTAATTCGTTAGAAAAAAAATAATCGTTTAATTGAGAATAATTGTATTTGTTTGTCTTATTACTTTTGCAACATGGTGATAATTTTTTTCTTGAATCAATAAAAACACTAAACCATGGAGCAATACAAAATGTATTCTTATTAGGAATCATATAATGTATTTAAATATTTAAAATTGCTCGTAAACTTTATTAATTACGTTGTATGTTGTTACAAAAGTTGCACATTTAGGCATATCTTTTAATCGTCTTGCACCAATATATGTACAAGCACTTCTTACACCGCCAAGTATATTTTCTATAGTTTCTTTAACAGGTCCTCTATCAGGTAAATGTACTACTCTACCTTCGTTGCCTCTATATCCGTCTTTTCTTTTGCCGTGTACTTCTCTTGCACGATCAGAACTCATGCCATAAAATTCTCTAAATCCGTCTTTTACTTCTACTTCTGATTCGTTATGTCCTGCTAACATACCGCCAATCATAACCATATGTGCACCACCACCTAATGCTTTTGCAATATCTCCTGGTTGTGTGCAACCACCATCCGCCATTATGTGTCCATCAACACCATTAGCCGCATCAGCACATTCTAATATTGCTGAAAATTGTGGAACACCAACACCAGTCATTGTTCGTGTAGTGCAAACACTACCTGGTCCTATTCCTATTTTAACTACGTCAGCACCGTTAATAATTAATTCTTCGGTCATCTCAGGTGTTACTACGTTACCTGCTACAATAACTTTGTCTGGATATTCTTCTCTAACTTTTTGAACAAAGCCAACCATATTTTGATGATATGCATTAGCAACATCTATTGTAATCATTTTAATATCAGGAAAACTTTTTAATATTTCTTGCATATTAGTATAATCTTCAGCTTCATCATCAAACATTTTATTTGTGCCTGTACATACAGAAACACTTTGTAATCTTACACCATTGCCTACTGCCTCTTTCCATTGATCTGGAGTAGTGGATTTTGTAATAACAGTCATCATTTTATATTCTTGTAATATTTTTGCCATACTAAATGTACCAACACCATCCATATTACTTGCAAAGATTGGTGTAAAGTTCATTACTTTGTCTGAGTTCCGAAATGTAAACTTACGAGTCATGTCTACATCTTTTCTTGATGATAACGTGGAACGTTTTGGTTGTAATAAAACGTCTTCGTAATTTAGTTTTGGATCTTGGTTAATTCGCATCTTCTTCTTTTTCTCTTGCTTCACACATTTGTTTTATATTTTGATAATGCTCCCAAGCATCTTTTAGTGCAGGATATTTTTTTCTTAAATCTCTTTCAAAATCAAAATTCATTTGATCTGAATCATAACCTACGTCAAAATCTATATTCATAGTATCGACGGTGCCTATTGAACCTTCACTTGGAACCCAATTTTCCATTTCTACATTATCTGATTGTAAGTTAGCTTGTCTTTCTTTTTCTTTTTGGTATTGTTTTTTATTCATGACCCTTCATGTTCATACAAATTTTATAAAATTCATCTCTAGTTGCTGGATCTTCTTTAAATGCACCTAACATAATTGCAGTTGTCATATCAGATTCGTGTTCTCTTACGCCTCTGTGTGTCATGCAATGATGTTCTGCTTTAACTACTACTGCAATATGACTTGTATGTGCATATTCTTTTAATGCATCAGCAATTTGTGTTGTCATCTCTTCTTGTATTTGTGGTCTTTCTACAATATGGTGAATAATTCTATTAAACTTACTTAATCCGATAACTTTGCCATTTGGAATAATACCTACCCAAGCATTACCTACAATGTTTTGTAAATGGTGAGCACACGTTGATTTAATACTGATTGGACCACTAGTGTACATACTCTTATATCCCATATTAGGAAAGTGTGTAATTCTTGGCATTGGATTATATCTGCCACCAAATGTTTCTTTGATGTACATTTTTGCGACACGTTTTGCAGTTTCTTGTGTGTTGTGATCGTTTTCTGTATCAATTACAAGACTTTCCAAAACTCCTTGTAATTTTTCTTGTACCTCTACTTGTAATTTTTCTAAGTCACCATCCTCAATATATTCAGAAATATTATCATTACAGTGAAATCTTTTTCCTGCTTTTTTAATTCTGTCTTTAATTGTTTTTGATATTGGACCTTTAACAATCCAACTGTCTTTTAAAGTGTCATCCATATATTATTCTATATCTGTTCTAACTATGTGTTTTCTTAATGCTCTAACTAACTCTTCAATTTTATCAATTACAGCAATTAAACTTTTATCTGTAATATATTTTTGATGTTCTTTGAGTTTGTCATACTCTTTAATTGAGATTTGTACCATTGGTGATGGACTGGCCGATTCATTTTCATAGCTTTTGTCTTCTTCATTTGTCATTGTATCTCCTTATATACTATTTTACAGTAGTTGCACCATTTTGTCAAACAATTATTCAATTATTTGTCCATTGCATTTAATTTGGTTGCTACAAATTTTATAAATTAAATCTGTATAGTCAGAAGAACCAAATTTGGGATTAATACCAAAACATTGGTATTTTGTATTAAAGTTTTTCATTATTAAATAGTTTGTAAATTTATAACCACTGTAATCAGCATAGTCGTCAACACCTTTAACATTTTTATCAATGTAACTAGACAGCATCCAACCTATAGTAGCATTTTTATCTAACTTATTTTGTTCTTCTAGTGTTTTGATTATTATAAAAGGAAATTGACAACTTAACCAATAACTTTTACTCCAGCTCTTAGTTAAACTCCATAAATCTACAGTTTTAATTGTATTAATAAAATTTTCTTTTGCCAACGCCGATGAATTTTGATTAAAAAATATAAAGTCAAAATTGTAAGACAGTTGTTTATAAATTTTATGCATTTGTATTATATCAAAGGTTCTCCAATCAATCTTAATGTTTTCTACATTTTTTAATTTAGATTCACTAGAACCTATATTAATTACGTCAAAGTCAGCCTGTTGGCAACCTTTTATTAAATCTTCTCCTCTTTTTCCGCCACAACCAATTAATAATGCTGTCTTCATACTAAATCTACAAATACTTGTCTCCAATTTGTTTTATGTTTTTTTGTAACATGATCTAACGTAGGAACATAATCTTTTATATTTTCCAAACTTATTTGCATGATACAATTTTCTAAATTATTAAGTAAATTTGTGTGTTCGTTAGATATAGTTTTTTTAATTTTTTGCAATTTAGATATGATATTTGTTTTTTTTCCTGCAGGGTAGTTTCTTGGATCCATTGCATTAGGAACATATACTAAATTAATAGTCATGTCAGTTATATTCATTTGGTTATAAAAATAATTAATTAAATTATCTATACAATCAGCATTGATTATACTAAAAATTGTGTTTACTCTGATTGAAAAATTTGTATTGTTTTTAATATATTCTAAATTATTACAAAACAAGTCCCAATCCGCTCCGTTTCTTATATAATTAAATTTATCACCTACAGCATCAGCACTCATTGTGAGTTGAACATTATTAAAATTTTTCAATGCTTGTAATAAAGGATTTGTTTTTTTCCATTGCATATTAGTATTAATTCTTAATGGTACATCTTTATTTTCCAGTTGTTTTAAAAGTTGTACATTGTAAGGAATATAAAATGGTTCTCCACCACTCAAGTATATTTCTTTTATTTTTGCTTGATTTTTAACAGTCATTTGTATTATTTTTTCTACACTTTTTTTATTAACTGGAGTAATAATTTCCTTTTCATCTTTTGCAATCAAACTGCTTTGTTGTGGATTACACATTATACAACGTAAATTACATATATTAGACCAATGCAAATCAATACAGTGCATATCAAAAGTTTCAATGTTTTCATAATCAACATCTGCTTTGACCAGTAATTTGTTGTAATGATCTCGTAGATATGAAAAATTTTTATCTTCAATAGATCTGTGATAGCATGATACACAGTTTTTATCTGGTTTATTTTCTAGCATATTTGATTTAATTCGTTTAATAGTATCACTTTGTAAAATATCTTCAATATCTTGATTGTTAATATTGCCTAAAGTTTCGCCACCCATTGAACAGGTTCTAACATCTCCATTTGTGTATATTTCAAAATTAGTCCACGGAACAACACAAAAATTTTTATTTGTTTTGAATAAATGGTATTTTTTCTTTGGATCCATTAATGGATATCTTTCTTGTGCATCTTATTATACCATCTTAATGCAGTTGCTACTATATTATCAATTGAACTTTGTGTTGGTTCCCAATTTAATATTTCTTTTACCTTTGTTATATCTGCTACAAGATATGCAGGATCCCCTGCTCTGCTTGGCTCAAATTTAATATCCATTTTACCTGTATGCTTTTGTATAACATCTAATAATTCTCTATTAGAAACAGGTGCTCCAGAACCTAAATTAAAAACATCGGCACAATTATTTTCATGAGCATAGTTTAAAGCCTTAATGTGTGCATCTGCAAGGTCCATAACATGAACATAATCTCTAACACACGTGCCATCTTCTGTTGGAAATTTTGCACCAAATAATTTAAATGTTTTTAGTTGCCTAGATGCTTTAATGGCTAATGGTATTATATGTGTTTCTTTTTCTCTTAATTCTCCAACGTCTCCTTCTGGGTCTGCTCCAGCGGCATTAAAATACCTTAATCCTACTGATGATATACCATATGCTCTATGATAATCTTTTAAAACTTGTTCTATCATTAATTTACTTCCACCATAAGAACTAATTGGATTGCATTGATCTGTTTCTTTGCATAGTTTCATTCCTGGATTGCCATAAACTGCCGCACTAGAAGAATATACAAATGATTTAATATCTAAAGAAACTAATTTGTCTAGTAATGTAATTGTGTTTATAAGATTGTTTTTATAATATAATGAGGGATTTGTAACAGATTCAGATACTGATGTGCTGGCCAGAAAATGTATACAACTTGTAATGTTATGTCTTTTAATAATTTCATCTAATCTATTAATTTCTTGTGGTAGATGTAAATTATAATTTGGCCCAAACGATACTAGTCCTTCTCTGTAATGTCTATCAACAGTTACAGGAACGTATCCATTTTTAGATAATAATTTGCAAGTGTGAGAACCCACATAGCCACCTCCACCTGTAACTAATACAGATCTTGTAAGTGTGTTAATACTTGGACTCGGAAACTGGTGTTCTGTAGTGTTTTCCATCTCTTCTCCATTGTTCTCCCGTGCCTGTCATAATGTCAATCATTCTATCTATTGTACCGTCTGTCCAATCAGATATTTGACCTATACTAGGGGATGGTTTCATTAATAATACTTTTAATTTTTCCATTGCGTCTCTACCGCTCCATGGAATATACATTCTTGTTTCATCGTTAGCAAATACTTCTGGAAATGTTCTGTATGCTGGAAACAATACGTTTGTGCCTAATGAGTCTGCTTCTGATACTGTATTGGATGTCCAATCTTGTAATGCACAATTAAACAATACTCTTGAATCTGCAAGTATGTTGTAGTATTCATTCTTTTTTAAATTTTCATATATTTTTAATGTACCGTCTTGTTCCATTATTCTTGCTCTGTTTACATAAGAAGTGTTATTACTTCTTAAAGGACCGCCACAACATATTGCAAATTCTACTTCTGGTAATTTTGGATTTGCTTTCCAGTGATCAATCATATCCATAAAAAATCCTGGTTGTTTTTCTTGATCCCATCTTGCTCCAAATATTACTCTCATTTTTCTATCATTAAATGCTTTTCTATTAGGAACTCTTTCTTGTACTTCTTCTTTGCCAAAACTTAAACCAGATATATTGTATATAGGTGCTTTCCAGTTTGCTATACGCATATGTGCAACCATTTCTTCGTTTGTTGCAAGTATATTGACATTTGGAATTTCATTACACATCTGTTCATATAAACTCATCCATTTGCTCATTCCCCAAACGTGTACAAAGTCATCAGGATCAATTGCCTGTGCTAAACATCTCAAATATATTGTTGGCATATGCTCTTTGTCAACTTGGTGTAAAATATATGGAAGAGATTCCATTCCTGGTTGGAACATATCCTCAAAAAATATTATATCCTCGGAAGTAACTTCGCCAGCTTTCATCATTTGTACAAGATTCATCATTTGGCTCATACCAAAATAACTTCTGCCATGTGCATCTAAAACTTGTCCTGTTACTATTGCTTTTGAATCGTCAATAGTAGTACCTGGAACAATCACATAGTCAATATCACGTTTTTTATAAACACGTTTAGTCCATTCTGTTAATTGTAATGTATATCGTCCTTCATAGGGTTCTAAACCCATGTAAAATATTTTCAATTTAGTACCTCTTTGTATAATTCTGGAAATACTTTTTCGCTATCTAATTTTCTTCTTAAATCCATTTTTTTAATGTTTTGTCTTGTTAGTTCTATATTAGCATTAAAACCATTTTCAGTCAAATACTTTAAGCAATTTTCCAAACTATTTTGTAGGTAAAATCCTGGTTGTTCAGCAATTTTGTTTTCAAACATAGTAATAACTTCTTCTTTTATATTTTTTGGTAAATGTCTAACATTTAAAAACAATGGTGTATATAATGGTCCTATTATAAAACTATTATTGTGAAATCCTATCGATTTAAAGTAATCAATGCAATCAAATATGCTTTTGTAGTTTAAAATGAAATACAACATATTAAAACTAATTTTATGATTAAGTGTTTGTATGTATTTTAGATTTTTTATAAAGTCTTTCCATGAACTATGGTATCTAATATATTCATATTCCTTATCCATGGATTCAACACTTACCGTCCAATGGACATTTTTAAATTTACACAATAATTCAAATACTCCAGTTTTTGTTGAACTTAAATTTGTGTTTACTCTTATATGTACATCTGGATTTTGTTCTAATAATAATTTTAAAAATTCACGATTTTCGTTTATAAGTAAAGGTTCACCACCAGCAAGATAGATGTTTTTTAATTTTTTAATATTTTTAAAGACATATTGTTTTACTTTTTCAACATTTCCTTTTTCAAACTCTTGTTTAATGTTTAATTCTTGTGCCCATTTACTACTGTATTCTGGGTAACAATAAACACAGGCCTGATTGCATTTATTATTCCATCTGAGATCAACATGACTTAAATCAAAGTTATCTTTTTTGTCTAGTAATTTATTGTCAATGTGTGGGCCTAATTCTTTTGCATAATATAGTCTACTACTAATACTTTCAAAATTTGTTGCACGATCTTTTTCTTGAAAATAACAACCTGCACAATTATTTGGGAATTCTTTGTTTAGCATTTGAGCTTTAATCTCAAGATTCTTTTCTGATTGAAGAATATCTTCTATGCTATTTTGATGTATGTTGCCAATAGTTTCTTTTGAGATAATGCAGTTTTTTACTACACCGTCAGGTTCTAGTTCAAAACCTGTCCAAGGTAATACACAGAAATTTTTTTCTAGTATTTTTCGTGACATTCATGTTATTTAGATGACTTATGCACCCTTCAAATAATTTAACATTGTTTTAGCGTCAGAAACCTCAAACGGATCGTTGTCATCACTAGCGTCGTTTTTACCCGGTTCAATAAATTGTTTAACAACTTCTCCGTTATCAACAAGCATTGAGTATCTCCAAGACCTCATGCCAAAACCTTGTCCAGGTTTATTCACAAGCATACCCATACCTTGTGTAAATGCACCTTCACCATCGCCGATTGGTTTAACTTTTGTAATTTTTTCATCTTTAAACCAAGCATTCATTACAAATGCATCATTTACTGATAAGCAATAAACTTCATCTATACCTTGTGCTTTAATTTCATCATACATTTTTTCATATCCTGGTACTTGTTGTGATGAACAAGTTGGTGTAAATGCTCCTGGAAGTGCAAATACAACGACTTTTTTATTGTCAAATATTTCTGTAGTATCTACTTCTTTCCATTCACCTCCAATAAATGTACAACCACCTACTGCGTCGTTATCGCCTATTCTTGTTTTAAAATTTACATATGGTACTCTCATCTTGCCTCCTTATGTGTTGTCTGATGGCAGTCCGATCCTGTCATTTGAGAAGTCCCTCTCACTGATTGGTTTGGCGCTGATGGCATTGGCGTCAGTGTAGTTGAAGTCGTTATCTTTGACATATTGGTCTGTAACGAATCCTTCGACCTTCTCCATCGCTTCATGTTTTGATTCTGCTTTTATGTACTCGGTTTTGTGTGTCTTAATTTTTTCAGTAAGTTCTATCTTCACTTCGTATAGTTTAGTCATGCTCTCTCCTTTGTTAGTTTGATTGTGCCGTTAACGGTGTGTTTAATTCTGTGTGAGTTTTGTAGTGCTAAATGTAAAAAAGTTTCATACTTGTCTTCTTTCACCATTAATGTAACACAGTCATCGTCTTCATTGTCATATCCGTGATATGCCCAAATGAAATCTTTGCCATATTTCATACCTAAATTACCTGCGGTAGTGCATATATTTGCTACTGCATCAACAAAAGTATATGAAGCATTAAGTCCACCTCCACCAATTGGTAGGTAACCCATTCTTGTTGTTGCTCTTTTTTCTTTAAACGTTATTTCTTTCATATACTGCGTGTGATCCGTTTTCTCCATCTTCAGAAACATCTATTTCAATTTTTCTGCCAGGATATTTTTTTGTTATTTGAATGTATAAATCATCTGACATCATTTCACAACTTTTAAAGTCGTTTTGTAATGTACCTTGACTATATAAACTTAAAATCCATCTTTGAAATTGTATAAATTCAATATCTCTATCGTCGTGGAATACTTCTATTGCAACTTTAAAATGGAACGTATGTCTATGTGGGTATCCTAAAAACGATACATCATATTCATCACCTGTTTTTAATTTTGGATCTTCTAATGCCGCTGGGTATTTGTGCATACCTTCCTTACGGAAAGTAACCCATATCATTTTACTTGCTTTACTCAAGTTTTCCGTTAATGCTTGATCTCTTCTTTCTTCTACTTCATTGACCATATTTTGTTCTCTTCTATTGGTTCATCTTTTATATATTGATCCCATTTAGTAAATCCTGCTTTATCTTTAAAATCTTTCATACTCATTGTCCATACACCGGGATTAGTTTTGTTAAAATCAATATCGTCAATTTTAAAACATAGCGATGAGTCTTCTTCTGAATCTGGCATTATAATTGAACAGAACGGAATAAATTTTGGATGTTTCCAAACTAATGCAAATTTTTGTCCAACCATTTGGTGTAATTCAAAAGGATATTCCACAGTTACATAATAACCGTGTTCTAAAAATTTCATAATTTGTGCTACTTGCATATACTGATTGTGCATATAACTTCTATTTGCACCATAATAAATTGCTTCAGCATTGGTTATTACAGCCATTTCTTGTATTTGATCAAATGTTAAATCATTACGAGCAATGAATAGTGTTTGTAAGCCATATGCAGGCGTATGCTCAATTTCCAATCCAGAAAACACAGTAACATCTTTTTTTATACCTGTTGCATAAGTTCTTTTCATTGTTAACATTATAGCATATCCTAAGATTTTGTCAATGTTTGTTTGGTTTTAGCGATTGCATCTTTTATCGCAAGTTTGGTTTTTTTCAAACGCATTAAAAGTTGTTTGCTTTCATCACTTCTATCTTTTTTTCTGTCTTTGGTAAGGTCATCTACCTTTCGATTTAGGTAATCATGATGATCTTGTAATTTTTTTAATTTTTTGTTTTTACCAGCCATTTTATTCTCCTATCTGTTTTAATTCTGGTAATACCTCAAATAGATTTTGGTTTCTTAATCTATCAAGTATTTCCATCCTTTTTAAAAACTCATCTGTATATTTTACATTGTTAAAGTTTTTACTCAAAAAGTTCTTTGTTTGTATTAGACTTTGCTTTAATTCACCAAAAAGAATGTTATTAAATTTTGGATTATTTAAAAAAGGTCTATGTAAAAATTCTTCTATATCGTTAATACATTTTTTTTTCATAAAATTTGGAGCATATATTGAATCAAGATAATATGGATCAGTAACCAATTGAAACCAAATACCACCAAAATCAATATTGCAATTTTCAATGTAATCAAATATCTCATTTAATCTTGTCATGTTTAACCATTGTATAGTTGTGTTAAAAGATACTCCAACACCGTTTTTATTAATGTTTTGTAAATTATTTTTAATAGTTTTCCAATTACTAGGATGTCTAATATAATTTGCTAAATTACCAACTGCATCTATTGATACATTAAAACTAACACTCTTAAATTTCTTACTAATTTCTATAAATTTTTGATTTATATTTGTGGCGTTTGTTGTAAAAATAAGTTCAACATTTTTACTATATCCTGATTCTACAATTTTATCAATATAATCTAAGTTACGTTTTATAATTGTTGGTTCTCCGCCAGTCATGAACACACGTCTTACAAACGGAATCCAATTATCTAATAGTTTCCATGAGTCGTCGTCCAATTCAATTATTTTTTGTTTAGGTGTGTCTATCCAGTCTTCATTAGGATTATCTAATATCTCTCCTGCAATTTGACTGCTCCATTCACTTACACACATTCTACATTTAAGGTTACATAAGTTTCCTAAACGTAAATCAAGATAGTATGGTTGCTTATCAATACTGTTGCTTTTAATTGAGTCTATGTGTTCTTTGTAAATTTGATTACTATGTTGTCTTAAACTGCTATACCCTCTGTCTTCTTTTTTCCAACAAACTCTGCAACCTGCGTCACGTGTGTTGCTCAACATATTTTGTTGAATTGTTTTGAGTTGTTCAGAAGCCCAATATTGTTTTTTTGAATTAAATTTGAGTGGTGTAGTATAGGCACAACAAGGACTTATGATGTTAGATGTAACAAATGCGTGTACAAACGGCATTACGCAAAAATTATCTTGCATTATCCTCCTTCAAATAATGAACTAAAGTTGTTTTTACCTTTACCACCACCTGTATGTCTTGCCCAACGTGTTCCTCTTATATCTGCTAAAAATGGTCTAGCATTATTGATAACTTCCATGGGATTCTCTGATGTGAATACTTCTTCTACAAGTGTATTGAAATATAATATATTTCTTGGAACAAAATTACTCATTTCATCGGTTGTATCTGATCCTTTTGTTTTCCTCCAATGTCCTACTTGTGGTTTATATTTTATGCTTTCAATATCGTTTAAATCATTTGCTACTTGTACTGCTTTGATTTGATTGTATACATTATGAGCCATCATTAAACAATAACTGAAACTATCCCAGGAAGTTGTACTTTCTTTGTTGTTTTTATTTAGGTCGCCTTCACCATACCAACAAACATCTCCCATTGTTAATCTATCTCCAATTTGACTGTGGAATGGAAAAGGTATATCTGAACCTTTCATTTTTTTGTCATCTGGTGCTTTATCCATAATAAATGAGAATCTACTTGGAGTAAATGTATTTTGTGTATAAACTAAACCGTTTGCAGTTGATAAAAATGCAGATGCTGAATCAAAACTTATTGTAACGTTTGGATTGATATGTTTTCTTAGTTGTCTTTGTATTGCAGTTAAGAAACAAGCCCAATCTAATTGTGATGTTCCTAATACGTGAATCCAATCTTTGCCATCTAATTGCTTTTCATCTCTCATTACAATTAGTCTTTTAAGTAGTATTTCCATATCACACATATTAATACCACCAAATGCCCAACCTTCAAACTCGTATTTTTTCATTTGATCATACCAAATTGTTCCAGTCTCCCAATCATCACCTTGTAGTACATTTAAAAATTTTGTTTGTCCTAATCTATTTTTTTGGAAATAATCATTATTAAATTTTGTAGCATCTAAACAATCTTGGAAACTGTTTAATCCTGATTTGCCTCTGTTTAAATCATCTGCCGCCCATGTAGGTACATCTAATGTCATTGACCAGTCTGCAATAAGTTCTAACCAATTTAATATGTTAGATCTAACTTTATTTGCTTTGTTACCTTCAAAATCTTTCCAATCAAATTGTATAACACCTTTTGCTATCTGATATCCACCAGAGTCGCCTACTATTGTACTAAATTTTCGATCTCTATTAACACACATAGAATCTCTGTCTGTAACTTTATCCATATCTAAACAAGCGTGTCCTGCTGAATATAATGCAGTTGGATATGTAAAGTAACCTTCGTCTGGATTAATAAAGTTTAAACCTTCAACTCCTCTGTCTAAACCTTTTGGAATTCTTTCTGTTGGAATATGAGTACCTTTAGTAACTCTTTGTCTGGATATAAATGTATTAAAAAAATTGGAAATAGCAGGCAAGAACACTGCAAAATTTCGATTAAAATCTCCTAAATGTTCTTGCCTTTTATTTTCTGTCATTATTGCGCCTGAGCTGGAATAATATATTGATACTTGCCAAGTCCTGAATCAACAGAAATCATCATTGCACCTTCGTTAGAAAAATGCAACATAACTTTTGCCGAATCAGAGAGTTTCAGTATTTGCAATACCTGTGCTACAGGCCAACTCCATCCTTTGTTTAGAGTTCCATTCATTCCGTTTGCAAAAACAAATTCTCCACCGTGTGATGCTTGATCACCAAATGTGAATACCAGGTTACCATTCTCTGTTCTAACAACAAAAGAATTGTGTTCTGTATTTGCTACTGACTGAAAGTTAAATCTTTGTACACTTGCCACACTTGGTTCAATTTCAACGTCCCACTTAACACCTTTAAATTTAACTGTTTTAAGTTTCTCGTTGATAATTTCAGCATTCATAAATCTGTAATCGTTCTTAAAGTCACCTTTTTCATTTTCAAAATGAATACCTGTTGGCACTTCAGCGCCATTCCTAGTTCCTTTGAGTACAGTTATTTTTGCTTTTTCTTTATATTCTGGGCACTTCAAGTGAATATCTAGTTTGCCTAACTGTGGCATACCAAAAGTACCAACCATTTCTGATTGTGGTTTGTGAAAAGATCCTTGCAAGATAACTGATCTGTCTTCTGCCATTGAATCAATGACAGTCTCGTTACTGTCTCCAGTAATTTTAACAAGATCTAAAAATCCCAAGCCATGCGTATGCTTGACAATGTCTTTCAAGATATCTATCATAGTGCTTTATTATATAGGTTATTCATATATTAATCAAGTGTCATTTCAGAAATTTTATATATAGCAGGATTTTGTTTACCAGGTTTTTTAAATATGGCATAATTGGCACCTGGTTTAAATTGTAACATTTCTATAATTTCATAACCTTCTTCTTTAATAATTTTTTCCATTGCAGTTTTGGTATTATAATTCCAATAACCACGTTTTGCTAGATGTAAGTCATAATCATAATGGCAATCAGCATATTGTATAAACACATAACCACCCGGTATTAACACTCTTTTAATGTCATGTAGATATTGTTGTATATGATTTTGTGTAAAAAATACAAAGGTATCCCAACTAAACACAAAGTTGCATGAACCTTGTGGAATATTTGAACATTCTGTTCTGCGTGTTGTATAAAATTTTAAATATTTTTGATGTGGAGGTTTAAATCTTCTTCTAATTTTTAGTTCTAGTTCTGGTATTGTTTCTAAAAAGAAATTGTTCCTCCATGATCTAAATTCTTTGGAAAACATTCCTGTACCTGGGCCTATTTCTAAACTATTGTAAATATTGGTTTTAGCAAATTGAAATATTTTTGTTTGTATTGTTCTATATAACATCAGGTCAACAACAGGCTTTTTTATTTTCTGTTCCAGATCAAGTCTATACCATTCTACAGTCTTATCTAATCTGTTAATTTCTTCGTTATTATTAGCATCTATAGCTATTGCTAAATTTTTTAGAATTTTTAAATTAGAATCAATTAATTTTTGTAAATCTTCTTTTTTTACTTTTTCAAGTTTTTCAATTAACAGTTTTATTTCTTCTATACTCAGCATAATACTATTTAGAATTCAAACAGTTTGTTGAATGTATTACTGGTTTCAGTACTTTGTACGTCCCAATTTAATACACCTATTAGGTTGTCTATCTTTTGATTTAATATTGTTTGTTCCATAGCTTCAGAATCAAAAGGTAGTTCTTTAAACCATTCTGGAATACGTAATTCATCTGTAGGATATGCAATACTTGTATAGTTTAATGGATTGTTTTTAAGTTTACATACAATAACTTTTGCACCATCTAATATAGGTAAAGAATACTTGTCACCATACATTTGTTTACAGTTGTTCCAGTTCATACTTGCTCTTACGTGTCCTGGCATATTTGCTTTGCCTTTTTTCTTTTCTTCGTCGGTATATTTTGTAACATTATTTGCTCTTTTTGGAGATCCTTTTTCCCAACCAGGTCTTGCTTTAAATTCTGATCTAAATTCGCCAATCCTGTTTAATACTTGTTTTTCTGTTTTACCTGTTAATACCATATATAATATATCACTTAAAAAATCTTGTACAAATATTGGAGTATCAGATCTTTTTAAATCTAATCCCATAGCTTTCATTTTGCCTTCTTTACCTGCGTTATCTGTACGTTCACCTTCAATGTCGTAATATAATACTGCATATCTTTTCTTTGTAATGAATAATCCTTTAATTGCTACAAGTTCTCTACCTGCTCTAATAACAGAACCACGTGTATGTGGACAATGAAATGCGTTAGTCATGAATCCTGTAAAAGATGTATTCATTTCCTCTGCAATTTTATCATATAATGCAATTACTGATTCTTTATTCCAAGCAATTTTACCTGCGTTAATATCATTTTGTAAAGTTTTATGTGCTGTAAAATAAACTGAATCTGTATCTCCATAAATTATAGATTCGCCAGTATGATTATATTTGCCTGCAATAATATCATTTACTTTTGCCGCCATGTGTTTTGTAATGCATCTGCCTGTTAATGTTACTGATTGTCCTATACGTATATCAAAAAATCTACAACCAGGATTTAAAAGTGCTCCATATAAACTATTTAAATTAATTTTTTTAACTAATTGTCTTTTATCCCAATATGCTCTTTCAATTTCGTTACTTCCAGACTGTTGCATTTTACGTTGCATTTCTTTTCGTTCAGCATACCAACGTTTAAGTAGTCCTGGAATAATTGCTTCAAATTCATATGTGAATATTGTGCCATTGGCACTTAACATCCATTTGTTGTTACTTTCAAATACTAAATCATACAGTTGTGCCGCTGACATTCTAATACTAGTACCGTCAGCCCAATCTATAACTATTTCTGTACCTTTATCTTTGTTCATTACTGCTTGATATTCCCAACTGCCAAATTGATTATCCCAAGCCGCCGCAAATGATTTTTTTTGTAATTTTGCTCTGTTTATTTCTGCTGATGTTATTACTGGTCTTATTTGTCCTACAATAGTTTCTGGACCCATGTTCAATGCTCTAATAACAGATGGATATAGTGAGTTAATATCAATAGATCCTATCCAGTCATGTATACCTTTTTTTGGAGTTGCCACATAAGCACCTGCCGCCGTAATTGGTTCAGCGTCTTTTTCTCTGTATTTTCTACCTGGTACAATCATGCCACGTCTATGTGCTTCGTTAACGATTGCTTGTTCTGTAACTGCAACTGCACCCATTGTAGTTTGTAGCAATACAGTATTTTGGTGTGCTATTTCGTTTGCCAAATCTATAAATTTTAATTTCTTTTCTAATTTTGCAAGTAAGTGTGTGTCTTGTCTGTTATATTCTATAAACAAACCAAAGTCATTTTTATAAAGTGAATCTAACGATCCTTCATATATAGTTTTCTTTTCTCCTAATTCATGTTCACCTATTGCATCTAATCTAAAACTATGACGTTCTTCATATGTGTATTTTCTATATAACTCTAATAAATCTAAATGTACTCTGCCAATTAAATCATAACTTAAATGTTCTCTACCGTATTTTTCAAATACTCTTTTTTTAGGTTTTTCTCCCCAAAAACATAAACGTCTTGTATCATCACTGCTTAAAACTTTTTGTATTCGTCCTACTGTGTATGGAATGTCATATCCTTCTGAGTTCCAACCTGATAAAATATCTGCATCTTCAACTAATTGTAAAAATGCATCAAGCATATCTTTTTCTTTTTCGAATAACATTGTATTAGGAAATCTCTCTGTGAGTACTTTTGCTTCTTGCATTGTAATTGTTTTTGGTGGAATTGCAAGGGTAACTAATTGATCCGTCCATTCCATATAACAACTTATGGCAGTTATGGGCATGAACGGATCATCAGTTGTGGCATAACCCTTTTCAGGATCAAAGTCCACTTCGATATCAAAGAACAGTACGTTTAACTTGGGTGTTTCTTTACCTAAATAATTTTCCTCAAGGCATCTAAACACTGGATTGATATCTTGTTCATAAAGAGTTTTATTAGACCTTATTCGTTGCTCTTTAATGAATTCTTTTGATGTACGACATTGTACTTTTTGTAATGTTTCACCAGTCATGGATTTATGTTTGCCTCTTGTGTCTGGATAATAGAATACATACCTAGCATCATAATCTACAAATACACGACCTTTTTTAGAATCACGTTCTACTACGTAAATTTTGTCTTCGTCTTTTTTATATAGAGCGTCTATGTAACTCATTTAATAATTTCAACATCACTTTCTGTTTTAATAACAACTCTAGCACCACAAGGAAGTAAAGGTTTATTATTACCTCCATATAATACTTGGCTTGGTCCTAATATTGCAACCTCGTGACAGTAAGTATTTTTAGAACCTTGTTTAATTGTGATAACTGGATCATTTAAGCCATGTTTTTTATTTGAACGAATTTTGTGTTGATTAACGTGAATATATTTTGTTTTTGTTCTCATAAAAATACTCTAAAATTTCCTATTACATTCATTATAGTAAACCATGATGCCAAAACGCAAGTCCAAATTATCCTTCTACGCCATGATGCATATGCAAGAGTAGATGAACCTAAAAGATACAATGGAAAAATCAAACGCATATCTGGTCCTGGGGAGGTAAAAGTTAATAGATATGATCCTGCTACCGTAACTGAGACTGAAAATACTTCTAGGTAAAAAGCAATTTTATCTTGTTTGTAACTTGTTACCCAAAATTCTTTGAGTAAACGATACACTAAAGTTTACCGACTGAGTTTAGTATGCTTTCTAATGCGTCCATGTCATCAGCAATATTTTGGTAATTGCCTTTATGTGCAACGGAAATTGCTTTGTTGATTAATGCAGGTTTTAATTCTAATTCCTCTGCAATTGACTTAACGGTATCTCTTAATCCAGATCGTAAATCATCAACTTCACCTAACACTTGTGAACCTTGTGATATAATTTGGATTAATTTTTGTTTTTCTTCTTCGTTAAAGTTTCTTACTGCCATAGTTTCTCCTGTTGTTATAACAAGTATATAACAGTTTTAGATGATATGCAAATGGTTTTTAGAGTAGACCCGCTAATTTCATGATACGTTGTAATTCTTGATCGTGTTCTTCAACTACATCGTTATTTTTCATTATTTGATTTGGACTATCAGCAAATGCTTCAACTTTTGCAAGTCCTCTACTACCAGCACTGTTAGGAGATTTTACTTGTTCACCTGCACTAATGGCTCCTCTTTGACGCATTTTAGTAACGTCATTAATATAATCTTTATAGTTGTAAGGAATACCCGTCATATAGGGTATTTATTTTTTTTCTACTGGGTCTAAATCGTTGGTAAATTTATCTTGTTGAGGGACTTCAATTGCTGGTTCAACAGCATCTAGTTCAACTTCTTCGCCACCATCTTCTACAGCAGGTGTTTCTACTGATGGTGTTCCAGGATCTGGTAAAACTTCTTTATCTAAGTCTACTGATCTTTCTTCTGGTTCTTTTTCTTGAACAACTTCATCTTCTTCAGGTGCTTCTGCTTTTTCTGCGTCTGCAATTATTTCTGTAGTTTCTGGAGTTTTGACAAGAATGCTTTTTTGTTCTTCATTGTAAATTGCTTCATTGTCTGAGAAAGTGTTGTATAATTCAACAAGTTGAGATTCTTCTGCGTTTTTAATATATTCTGCGATATCTGTTGAGATAACGTCTCTAAATGCTTTACTATCATATGTTTGTTCTTCTTTTTGTTCTGCTTTTAATTCTGCTAGTTGTGCTTCAAGTTCAGTAATTTTATCTAATCTATTGCTTTCTTCTGTTACTGCTTTTTTAATGTTTGTTGATATTGAATCATCAGCGTCAGACTCTGCTATTGCTTTAGCTATGCTTGATTCTACTTTTGGTTCTTTAGTAATTTCCTCAACTAGTTTTTGTGCTTTTTTAGAAACTTTTACAGGTTCAACATATTCTTTAATACCTGCTAATTTGGCAATATCTGCTAATGAAATGTCTTTGTCGTCTAGTACTTTTGGTGCCTTGCCAACTGATTCCATTAGAGATGCACGTTCTTGCTCAGGAGTCATGTTACTCATTGCGTTTAAACGAGCAACCAGGTCTCTAAAACTATTATCTTCGGATTTATTATGTGCCATCTAAGTATTTATATTTGTTGTAGTTTTATTTAAGACGTTGATTTAACATATTAGCAAGTTTTGATTCGTATGTTCCAGTTCTTTTGCTAGTCATATGGTTTCTAACTCTGTCCAAGTAATGAGAACTCATTTTACCATATCCGTGTCTCCAAGCCATTTGTCTTAATCTTTGTTCATCAAAATCTTTAAATCTATCTGCTAATTCTTCATCAGACATATGTGCAAGTTTTTGTTTATGTTTAATAATTGAAGCAGGCATACCACCTTCTGTTGCAACAGGTTCACCTTGCATTCTAACATTTTTAATACCTGCTTTTTCTATTTCTTCTGGTTGTTTTGTAACAACAAATCTACCACTTGTATCTTGGTCATCAAATTCATATCCAACAGCAGTCATTAAATCTCTAATTGCAAAGTTGTGATCTGATGATCCAAAACCTTCGCCTTCTGGCCAATCACTATATTGTTGTTCAACTTCAGCGGCCGCTTCTTTCCATTTGTGTTTTAATAAATCCCATTCTTGAACAGTAATAAACTTTCTCATAATTGCCATTCTTAAAAGTTCCATGCCTGAACCAAATGGAGCGCCGTCTTCTTTTAATTTTTGATAATTTTTTTTGAAGTAATGCTGTGCTAATCTTTCATCTTTTGTTTTGTATGCTGATTTACCGTCTTTGTCTAGTACGTCATATACAGTTTTTCCATCATCACCTTTATACATTGACACATAAGGTTTGATAGATGATTCTTCAACTGATTCTTTACTTCTATATTTTGGATCACTACTATATGGACTTTTTGGATACATATCTCCAGCATCGTGAGATGCTAACACCATGGCCATAGCATCTGCTACTCCAATTTTAACTTCGTTCATGTCTTCTAACTCTGAAGTATCACCGTGGTCATTGAACACTGCCATATACTCATGAATTGCATTTGGATCAAATCCTGCTTTTTCTAAAGCAATTCTGCCTTTTTCTGAAATGTCTTCTTGCACTGATTCGTCGCTCATTGGACTTGTAATTGGTGTTCCATTATCTTTTTTATATTGTGGTTTTAATTCTTTTCCTTTGTATGCAGTTTTTCCTGTTGGTACTTTTTCAACTTTTCCACCTTTAGCAAGATACTTTTTCATTAATGCATCACGTTCTGCTTTCTTTTCTGGTGAGTCGTATTCTTGCATAGCTTTATCTAATTTATTTTGTAAAGAGTTATTGTAGTCAGCATCTTTTAAATCTTGTGCTGGTTTCATTACAGAAAGATAACCCTCTTGGTCACCATACATTTTTTTAAATGTCTCTGGATCATGATCCGCTATTTTTTTCATTACGTATTCTCTTGGAGCGGTATCTGACTTATCTATAAGTTGTGCTAATGATTTCAGCATACCTTTGTCTAATAGTTCTGCTGATGTCATAAACATACCATAGTCCATGGAATCCGGACCAATCTCTCTAGCATAATTTCTGATTACTCTTGATGCCATTGTTGTTATATCTTCTTTCATTTCATTTGCTCTTCTTAATGCGTTTGCAACATCTGGGTGATCTGCTAGACCAGGAGCAATTCTATTAATAATATTATAAGCGGCTGTATAATTGCCACCTTTAACTCTTGGATGATTTAAAACACGATAAGCCTGTTTAATTTGGTTGGTAGTAAACTTTTGGTTTCTTATTCGATCAACATCAGCAGATGTCATACCGTCTTCTTCAAATGGATAATCGTCTGGCGCATCTGGTCCAGATGATGCATAATCCATACTAACCCAGTCAGTAAATTCGTCTGTCCTTTCAAGTTCTTGTAATTCTTCATCAGTTAAAGGTGTACCATCTATATATTTTGCTCCATGTAGCTCATAAATCATATCACTAAAATCCTGCATTTCATATTCTATACTATTATGATCTATTTCTTTACCACGAAACATTATATTGGCATAATCAACTTTTGTTCCGCCTGGTGTTACACCTGCTTCTACTGCTGGTTTTTCTTTACTCCATAATTTTGTAAAGTCCAATGGTTCAGGTTTTTTATAATTTTTTGCTCTTGCTTTTTCTATTCTATCACCAAGCTCTTTTGACGTCATGGTTGTTACTGGTCTAACTTGTGGTTTTTCTCTAGGGTTATTAAATTCGTTATATTTCATATTAATTAAATCCAAAATGTGTTACTTCTGGATATTTTGCTAAAATTTTTCTTGCTAATTCGTTATGATGTTTTACTTGTCTATTATCCCAACCTTCTGGTTTTCCGCCACCTATCATTGTAGCACCGCCTCCGGATCTATCAACTGTTGTTGGAATTTCTTGTGATGGTTTATCAATATTTTTTTGTAACCATTGTGTAGTACGTCCTATAAATTCTTTTGCATCTACTGGACTTGCACTTTCAAAATCACTGTCATATCCTAGTGTGTCTAAAAACTGACGCATACTCATATTACTCATATAAGGTGTGTCTAATGCTTCGTCTTTTGCCCAAGCATCTGGAAAAGACCAAGTTTTTTCATCTTTTTTAAAGTAAGGTAACATTGATGCGCCTTCTTGAATAAATTCTTGTGCTTTCATAGTAGTATTTATTTACAAGTGTCGCATCTACATTCACGGCATACTTCTATTTCATATTCTTCGCCGCCTTCAGATGGATACCTATGTTCCGTTCTTGTAGCTCTAGTTTCGCAGTGTGAATCACCACCACAGTTCTTGCATTTTTTTAGTTCCATTATGGATATGGTCTCCGTTGTACAGGCCCACCAAACATACTAGTACCTTTTCCTAATTCATGCCATGGTTTAGCTGTACCGTCTTTATTTTTCTTTTGTACTATTTTAGGTAGTTTTGGTGCTTTTGTGCCTGAACGTCCTGGTGATCCTATATAGGATTTATTACCTCTATCCTTGCCTATTGCAACGTGTGGTGATGTAACTGTTGCTATATTGCCGCTTGATGTAGCACCTGCAGTTGCTTGTTCACCTATTCGTTTATGTATTATAATTTCTGTAATTTTCATTACTTATATTTATGGGAAAAGTAGTGGGCAAACGAAAAGGTTTGCATAGAAACTGTAGGGTTTCCACTAGTTACATTATATGCGTCTAGAAAATATATTTTATTCTTTTTGTTAATGTTAAATGTTATATGAAATGATCCTCCAATATATTGTGGATATTGTGTAAAATATGGTAAAACATAAGGGTCAGCTAAAGTACCACGTTTTTTAAAAAGATCTATCCATTTTGTTCTTGGAAAGTTATAATTTTTCTGATTATCCTTATATGCCCCATTACGTTGATACCAAAGTTCTTGTTTTTCACAATCTTTTTTAATTTTATTAATTTTATTGTTTCTATCTAAAACAATATCAAAAAATTGAGGTATTGGCCACTCCAGTCTGGGTTTTTCGCTCCGGATCGAAAAATCCTTATCTTTTTCAATCTTAGATACTAATTTTTTGTATAGGTTTTCTTGGAATTCGAAAAAAAACTGCCCATTGTTTTTTAAAAGTTCTTTTGGACAAAGTATAAAAAAATTTGGTTCTATTAGTGATGACTTTGACATAAATCCATTAGTATAATTACTATCATCATTGTCAACTTCAATTCTAACTTCTCCAGTAAGTTTTTCTTCTTCAATTTCAATTAATTTTAAAAATTTTGGAATTTTACATTTAATTTGAATTAGATCAGGAATGGAGAGAGAATTATGGTTAAACCGTTTGAGTTTTTTCATAAAACTTTTTATTATACTTGTGGGTATTTCTATATGATTGATGTCTTGTGTTAATTGATATGTTTCAATTAAATTATTGTTTATATAAATTCTAATTGTTGCATTTTTTTTATACTTTTTATATAGTAAACCAATACCTAATATATAACTCATATTTTTTTGATTTTTCCGTTTTCAAATTTTAATCTTATACCATTGGATATAAAAATTCCATTTATTCTGTTAGAAATAAGCTCTGTCTTAAAACCTAAAATTTGATACCTATGACTTGACACCTTTGGTATATTAATGTTCAGATTGAATAGATCAATTTCAATATCTTCTTCAATTAAATCTTCAATTATATCAGTTTCCATTTTAACATTACAAATTCCATCACCAAATTGTCTTTTAATATAATCATTACCAATTTTTTCAGGTTGATAATAAGTCTTATCTATGTAATCACTATTAAATTTAAAAATTTTTAATCGTATCGGATTTGGAATAATTCTTGCAAAATTTTTCCACTTATACATATGTTCCCATGTTTTAAAATCATATGCTCTAGTCCATATTTGTTCCCATACAACATAGTCAAATCCTTCCAAAGGATCATTACGCAGGTCATAAACAATATGATTAATTTTAGGGTAATATCTTTTTCCAATATTAACGCAAAGTTGACCTAAATCAGAATTTGTTACTTTTGCACCTAAGTTTCTAAGAGTATCGGCATTTCTGCCTACTCCTCCTGCTATTGTTAAAATTTTTTTATTATTAAAGTCGTAAGGCAACTTAGATATATTTTCAAACATTATTTTTTTCCGTAAACCTGAATTAGCGTCCCAAGTTGAGTTTCCTGCTCCCATAACAGGATCGTCATTATTACCAAAACTTCTAAGGTGTATCATACGTATAAAGTAATTATTTGTATTATCTAAGGTGTAATTTTTTTACGTTCTTATATTCGTCGCCAGGTTTGACGTCTTTAGTGGTGTTTTGTTTGGTAATAATACCAACACCGGCGGCATCTTCTTTTTTGTATATGTTTTGAATTTTATCAATCAAAGGTGGCCAATTTTCTGCAATGACTTTGGCTTGAACTTCTGCCAATTTATAATCTTTTTTAATTATATTTTGAGCCATTTGTAATCCATGCATTAAAGAAGATTGAGCTTCACCTAATGCTCTTGCTGGTGCAAATTGATCTACCTCTTCTTTTACTTGTTTGTGTTTAATGTATGCGTCAATAATTTTGTCATCCATATCGTGTAATGCTTTCCATTCTGGCATATCAACATATGGTTTTGCTATAGGATTGTTATGATCTTGTTCTATCGGTGCTTCATTAGTTTTATTTTTGCTTTTGTTATAAGAAGCCCAAGCAACTGCATATGGATTATCAACCTTGCCTTTTAATGCTTTAACTTGTTTTTCTCTGCCAGGAGGTGCTTTTTCGTTGGCTCTGTTGTTGCCTTTATTTTTAAAGTCAAAACCCCCACCAGGTTTTCTAATTAAACCCATAGGTTTAATTGATTGGGGCATTATCAGCCATTCACCTATAATTTCATTAATTCTCATAATCTAATTTGTGTTCCTCAATAAAAATGTTAATTCTTATCATAAAATCGCCTTTGTCTCTATAACCAGTAAGTCTTGATAACTCTTTTTTACCATTCCATATAATAAATGTTGGTGTTCCTCTAATATGTTTAATTCTGTTTTCAGCATATGCTTCTTTAAACCATTCAGGTTGTTTATATACATTAATTATGACTAATGGAAGATACCTTGATTGTTCAGTATCGTTATAGTCTACTGCTACTTCGTTAATAAAATTTTGACAAATATTACAACCTGGATTGTGTGCCATTAACAATTGTAAGTGTTCTTTTGCATATATTGGAAAAGTAAATAATATAAAAAATAAAGTTAATAATAGTTTTTTCATCTACCATCTCCATGGCAACATTGACATACCTACTAGATTAAAATACATCTCAATAAGGTAGATACATATTATCAACATAGATGTTTTGAATATAAATCTATATGGTTGAGGTAGACTATTCTGCCATCTATTAAATCTACTACCTTGTACCTTTTCATGCATATTGGTTTTATCGGCTATTTTGTTTGCCCAGTAATTTGCAGATAATATGTTTGACAACATCTTAAAAGGCCATAATATAATTCTAAGTATTTTCATTGCAAAAATTTTCTAATGTCTTTTTCAACTTGTACTATTTGTTCAGGCATTGTGTCTTGTTCATCATCAGAATTATTAATAATATGTACGTCATTAAACAAACGTTGAAATCTTCCTAAATTTTGTTCTATAACTTCAAAATTTTTATGTATAAGATCGTCAGGTAATTGACGTTCTCTTTGTTTGTTTCTACGTAAAGCAGTTTGTAAATCAGTGTTGACAAAAACCATTGTTGTTTCATATCCTTTATCTTCTAATCCACTTTTTATTCTTTCAATAGTTTCATATACTCTACCTGTAGAATCTATTAGCAAACCTAATCCACTTTCGGTGTGTAATTGTTGTTGTTTAGCAACTAATTCTTTTGATCTTTGTCTTTGTTTTTCTCGTTCAGGTTCCTCTTCAGGAGGCATTTTCCATGATAAGTTTTTCTTTGTCATGAGACGTTTAAACCAAGTGTCCATGTTTACTTGTTTTAATCCTTGGAATACACCTGCTAATTTTCTAGCAACATATGTTTTACCTGCACCAGGAGAGCCAGCAAAAAATATTGCTTTATGTCTAAAAGGATCGTGTGGACCTTCTAGGATTTCATTTATTCGCATATATGAATATTTATTGAAATATCCAAGAGTGTAAAAATGGATCAACGTCTATTAGTTTTAAGTGTCTATGCGAATCTTGTTCAGTAATTTCGTCTTTTAACGCATTATGTGATGATTTTACATATTTCGCTGTCGAGTATTTTTTGATTAGATAGTTTATTTCACTTCTGAATTGTGAAGCATAATAAACAGATACAGGAAATTTTAATAGTTTTTTAATATTATTAATGTATGTTTCTCTGTATTCCAATGGTACACTACATTCTAAAAAAATTTCGGGTTCATTTAAAATAGATATATTAATATGATTTGAATATTGCTTCATCCATGAGCAAGTTTCGTATAATTTGTGAGAAGTTAAATTACTTGCAACTAAATTAAATTGTAGAAAGTTTGCATTCTCACTTACAAATTTAACGTTTTGTTCAAATTCATCCCAACCTAAAGGATAACGTACATATGTACCAAGTATACCAACAGCATCACAAGAACAAATTATTGTTAAATTTTCAAATTTTTTAATTATTTCTTTCCATGGAGCAGGCAGTCTTTTTAGATTTGTGTTAATAATTACTTCACAAAAAGGATTAACAAGATGTAAAGCATTTAAAAATTCTAAATAGTCTTTTATAAAAGTGGGTTCTCCTCCTGCAAGGTAAACTTTTTTAAGTATTTTTTTATCTAATGTATGGATATAATTTTGATTTTCTTCATTTATAGAAATTTTTATGCCTTTTTCTTTTGCCCATAAAGTGCTTTCTTCTGCATTACAAGTTTTACATTTTAAATTACAAGTTGGATTGTATCTAATATCTGCAAATTGTATTTTTGGATTATCTATGTCTGGAGTACCAAATTTTTTAATCCAATCGTTGGTTTCTCTTATTCTATGACTCCAATTTGATTCTTTTTCACTTTTGTAACAATTACTACATACATCAGGTTGTATGCCCTTCAACATAGAGTCTCTTACATAATCTATGGTTTGGTTATTTTTGTATTTTTGTGCATGGCAACAAGGAGCAGATTGTCCAGTTATATTTTTAAACTCATGGACCCATGGTAAAATACATATTGCTTTGTTTTGTTTAACATCAAACATTGCCAGTATTTAATTTGTAAAATTTAGGTATTATTTTTTTGGCATTGGGTTCTCACCTGTTAGTTTGGGTCTAGCAAACCACAGTTTAAACCATTCTTCTGTTCCAGGACGGACATTATGTTTTCTTTGATATTCTGCTTTTTTTGTTCCATGAAGAGAAAGGTTTTCTCCCATTGAATCTTCTACAGGTAAATTCTCAATGCCTGCTAATTTTTTTAAACGTTCTAAATCTTCCATGATCTTAATTGTTCTTTGGTAGGCTTATGATCTTTTAATTTTTCTACTTTGCCGCCTTTGGCTAAAAACTCTTGCATTTTTTTATCTAACTCTCTTTGTTTTTCTTGTGGTGTTTTTGGTATTTCACCTGTTGTGTATGCTCTATTGATCCCGCTGAATTTTGCCATATTTCCTTTTTGTTATTTAATTAAAATTTTTCCAAATTCTAGTTCTTTGCTTTTATCTTTTATATGATCTGTAATATACCAATTTCCTGAAACAGAAATACGTTCTACATCTGATCTAAATGGTGGTACAGTATGTTTTAATGATGAATGAAATATCCATAAATCATTTATAGTAGGGAGTATTCCATGACCAGTGCTAATACCTTTTTGTTCTTCTCCATATATAAAACTTATTGTTCCAGGTCCACTACCTCGTCCTTCAAATGCTTGATCTTCTTTTTTTAATTCTTCTGGAACTTGCAAGTATAAAACAAATGAAAAGTCTCCAGTATGATTATGTGGAGGATTATATTCTCCCTTTTTCATAAAATTAATCCATAATGTTGCGAGCCATATTTCTTTAAAAGGATCCATACCATAATAGTAATTGGGATCTGATTTGTCTTGTAATTTTTTAAAATAAGGAATAAAATAGTTTTGAAAATTATCAACAAACCATTTCTTATCTAGGTCTTCGAAGATATTTTCCTTTTTCATATGACCTGCAAGATTTTTAACGTGTGATCTAGTTGTTTTATGACCACGATTTAATAGTTCTTTACAGAGATCAGTATTACATTTTGTGCCACCTATTACTGGTCCAAAGTGAAGATATCTATGATTGATCTGATTTACCATATTGGTCAAGTGCTTGTTTTACTTTAGTTAGTGAATCTCTATTTGCTTGATATAAAATTCCATAACCTCCCGCTCCCTGCCAACGTTCAATATTAACTGGCCTGTCGTCTATTAAAATATTTGGTGTACCAGATGCTTTGTCTTTTGCATAACTTTCTTTACGTCCTGTTATTACAATTTCATCTGGTTGTTCAATGTTATTTTGTATCCATAATTTTTTGTATTTGGTAGAGTTTTCATTGTCACCTCTTAAAGGAGATGTGTTAATTGAAAAGTTTCCACCAGTAAACTCTTTAACCATTGATATTAATTCACCAGCACTATCAAATTTAGGAAGTGTTGCAAAAAAATCTGTGCCTGATATTCTATTAATAACTTCTTGTTTTAAATCTTTAGTTTTGTCTGAACTTAATTCTTTCCAGTGTTGTACGCCATACATTTTTTCAACACCACCAAAGAAGTCAGCCAAAACGCCATCCATGTCAATATATACTATTGGTTTACCGTCCATATCTTCATTATACAACTTTTTGTTGTTTTCAGCAACCTGGACTCCAAGTGCGTCTTGTATTTTATCGTATAGTACTTTACCAGCATCACCGCCCATTACTATTTTAGAAAATTCATGTTCCTGACCTTTTAGTGCCAACTCTCTTGCCTTAGATGCTGAAACACCTGCTATGTCATCTGCGTCTGGATCTCTTTGTCCAGCACTGACTACTTGGACGTCATCAAATTTATAAGGAATGTTACCTTGCTTATCTGGATTGCCGTTATATTGATTTAAAAATTTTTGGAATTCCATTACACGATCATCACCAGCAACCATTATTACTCTTGTTCTACCTTGTGCTTCTATTTTTTGTAATGCTTGAATAATTGTTTTTACATCTGCACTTCCAATTTGCAAATTAGGATCATTTACTTGACTTGTAATGTATGCTTGTTTCTCTTGAAACGTTAATGGATCTTTTTTATTGTTTTGTGTATGTGTTAAAAATAGATATCCTTTGCCATTGACTTGTCTAGCCATTGACTGTACTTTTTCTATTAATTTTTGGTGTCCTATTGTGGGAGGATTGAATCGGCCAAATGCAAAGACGGCTGTGGACCTGTCATCCTCCTTAAGAAACAATTCCCTTAGGTGCATCGTATTCGCCTTGTTCTATATTTTCTTTTTCTCTATTTGCAATTATTTGAGCAACTTGCAGTCTAGTTTCTTTAGGAAACATATCTTTAACATCTTGGTCAGGTGTGCCAAATTCTTGTACGTATTGTCTTGCGGCATCATCAACAAGATACATCCATAATTTAATTACTTTTTCGTGATCGTATATGCCTCTTTTCATTTTTCTTTTAATATTTGTTATAATAGGCATAAAACGTCTACGATATAAATCTTCATCGTTCATAATAAACAAGTCTAACTCGTTTATTGCGTCTGAATCTTGTGCTTCTGTTATGAATTGATTTGCTCTCATATAAGCATATTTATTAGTAAAGGTTTTCTAATAGCCACATATAAAAGGGTGAAGTAAATGAGAATGTCCAGGTACCGTTATGACCCATTTGGGTAACATTTTTAAGAGTTTCTGGTAGTTTGTTGCCTGCTTCTGCTTGTTGTGATGCCCATGGTTCTGGATAGTTAGGTTTATATACACCTTCGTATATTAATGAACCAAGCTCAATTTCGTCAATTTCTATAGATTTTATATGTAATAGTTGATCTTTAACAATTTTTCCATCTTCAACTATTGTTTGTTTTTTATCTTTACCTAATCTGTCTATGATAAAATTATATGATTTATTTTCTTCAAATTCGTGCTCAAATTCTATAATAGTTGGTTTATCGTTAGTACCTGTGATTTCTTCTTTGAAATGACTCTTCTCATTAATTTTTATATCAGCAATTGGTGGCTTATCCCACATTGTTGCGTATAGTTCTAATTTAAATTTTAATTTTTCAGTTGCCATATGTAAACTCTAATCCTGCTGTATGCCCTATATACGGTTTATTTACGTCTAGTCGATGCATCTCAATTGTTATTTGAGTACCCTCAATGGCTACTTTTAGATGTTTATCACTACGAAATAGTATGTCTGCAGTTTTAGTTTTGCCATTATTTGTACAAGTAATTTCAATTTTGTCCATATTACTTTTCTATTGGTATAAATTTGTCAGTTTCTAAATCGTAAACTAATCCGTGTTTTGTTGCGTTGTTTTCGTTGTTATTGGAATATAGATTTGCTTTTAATACTTCTTCACCATTTTCATTTTTTTCATAACATTTTGGATTTTTCTTCCATAAAAAATTACAATTTGTGTTTAACTTTTTAACAAAGTTGAATGCTAGGTTAACACCGTCCTGTCCAGCAACACCTGATATATCTTTTCTGTATTCTGTTTTAAAATTAAAAGAAAAATCCATGTCATTTTTTGGAGTGTGTTTATAAAAGAATCCAATGTCTTTCTCTATTGTGCTTGAACTCATCTCAGAATTAATATCTGTATAATTTACTGTTCCATCTAATGTTCTAGATTCAGGGACTGATAAATTCATTGTACCATTTGTAATATGACTTGGTGTTGATAATGTAAATCCCCAAGTGTTATTTTGATCTTTGTGTATTTTATATGCTAGTTTCATTGATTCTGTTTCAATATTATCAAATCCTGTTATTAAACTATTGTCAATTGTATTAACATCTGTGTAACCTTTTGAATAATCAAAACTTAATACATTGTTACCTAATTGATATTCAACACCTATTTGTCCAAAGTTTGTAATGTTATTATCACCAACTGCAAGAACACCATCTGAAGAGTTACCTAACCAGTTGTCTTGTTCGTTCATTTGTCCTATTGATGTTTTTAATTTAAATTTATCACTTAACATAAAGTTTTTACCTACATTTAAAGAATAGTCTCCATTACCACCATCACCTGTGTATAAGCCAAAGTTCATAAATCCTAGATCGTAATTTCCACCTTGTGTAAAATTACCGTACATAGATTGTATTGGAAGATATGTGTTCCCTTGCATTGTTGCATCAACGTCAGAAATTTTTCTCGTATCTTTAACTGTAAAACCAGATCCTAAATTAATATAATAATCCCTTTCATATTCGTCTAGTATCATTACTTTTAAATTTGCTAAATTACTTGGCAACGCAGTACCAGTTGAGAAATATGTTCCATATGTTCCTACTAATGGTCCATTTGTTCTACCTGTTGTAGGAATACCTACTGCACCTTGAGGTTTTGTTGCTTCGTCTAAATCTAATAATCCTTGTCCATGTACATTAACATCATAACCTGTTAAATTTTTATCTGCTGTCGATAATACAAGTTTAACTAAATTTTCACCTTTCATGTGTGGCCACATTTGATTTATTACACCAAATGCACCAGTAACGTGGGGTGCCGCCATACTAGTACCAGACATATTCATATATCCATTACCCGATAAATGTGTAGGTGTTGAACTATAAATCATATCACCCGGTGCTAATATATAAAAGTCTGAAATTTTGTTTGTATCATTACAAGTATTGTTAGATGTATTAATATCTAAACATACATGGCCTGCTTTGTTACCTTGAACATTTGAGCCATCCCAGTTACCTACTATAACCATTTTGCCACCTAACACAAGATTTCCACTTGCATCGGTTTCAACTGCCCATATACCAGGATCACCTGCGTGATTATGTCCGGTGTTACCTGCCGAGTTTACTAAAATAATATCATTGTCTGTTGCAATTTTCCAATATTTTCCTTGACCGTCACCAACGTTGACTGCCGCAGTAATTTCTGTTGCGTTGTATGTGCCATCTGATAATTGAATTACTGTTGAACCATTATTCCATGTCCAATCATTTGAACCACTAGTAAATACTGTTGGAGAGTTAAAACTCATATTAACTGCAACAATGTTTAAGTTTTCACCATTTGGATCTTTTAATTTTGCAAAATCGTGTAATGCCTGTTGAGCATAACTTTTTGAGATACCACCAAATCCATAATAGTCAACATTAGCACCAACTAGATCTGCATCAAAAGCCACACCGTGATTTCCTGTGCCATCTTTTTTACCTGCTATAATACCTGCAACGTGTGTACCGTGAACCTGTGTATTACCTGAAGTAGATACCGTGTTGTCATATCTTGTATAATCATTGTAAAATTTATATTTGCCATTTAATTCTGGGTGATTAGTTTGTTGGTATGTATCAATTACTCCTAATACTGCACCTTTACCTGTCCACCCTTTAGCATAAGCCTCCGCGGCATTTATTGTATTCAATCCGTGGTTTCTATTAAATTCAGTAGTTTTATGATCTGATACAACTGTAGACATATTTTCTGTTTTTGTTCCAAGTGTGTTATCTGTATCTGTGTATGCATTTGATATAACAACCTGTGCAATCTGTGTACCTGAATCAGCAGTTGTACTAACTGTGTTTGCAGTTGTTGAACTTACTTCTCTTTCTTCGGTTCTTGTAGAAGTATCAATAGTAGAAGCCACCCAGTCGCCAGTCACTACTGTTGCAGTACCATTTATAATTTCAGTTGTACCATCTTTGTATGTGTTTTGTATTTTAGGTGTAGTAGTTGTAATTGTTCTTGTATTTTTCTTTGTAATATCTGTGTATGTTCTAACAAAATATACTCTTGTTGTTACAGGAGTTGTCACGGTAGTATCAACATATCTAACTGTCGTTCTTGTTGTAGTATTGTTTCCATTGTTAACGTCAGTTACTACATCTCTATTAGCAGTTGTAGTTGTTGTCGTGCCATTTGTAGTAGATGTTTGTTCGTCACCATCTGCATAATTTGTTACAACATAGTTGTCGCTTGTTTCAGTAACCGTAGTTACTGTTGCTTCTAATGTTGTTGTACCTGTAACTGGATTGTCTCCTTCTCTAGTTTCAGTAACTTCTGTAATTGTTGGGTCTAAAGTTGTTGTAGAAACAGTCGGTGTTCCATATGTGCAGGCACTATCAACAGTTGAACCATTTAATAAAGTCGTTCTAACTATCGTACAAGGTGTTGTTGTAGTAGTTCGATAATTAGGTGTAGTAGTTGTAATTGTTCTTGTTTCTTGTCCACCCCCTTGATATACAGTTACCCATGAACTAGTAGATGATTGTACTTCACCTTGTGAATCAACAGTAGAAATTGTAGGTGTGCCAGCAATTGTTGCCGTACTTTTAATTTTTTTAGTTTCAGCATAACTTGTTGCAGTTGTATCTTTTTCTATATTAATAATTTCTTGTGCTTTAGCTTCTTTTACAACTAAATTATATTCTGTAATAGAAACTGCATTACCATTTGATACTTTTTGTATAATAGGTTTAACATAATTTTTCATATAGAGAATGGCCGCATATGCTTCTTTGTATGAGTTAGAGTTATAAATTGTGTATTTGTCACCATCGCTTTGTTGTGCGATTAAATCTTCTGTTGCTGACCAAAGTGCTTCTGCTTGATTAAGTTGTCCTAATAATGTATTTGCGGTTGCAATATCTTCTGCATTAGGTCCTGTTAATACTGCCTGTATGGCAGAATAATCACCACCTGATATAGTTGATTGAAAACTTGATAATAAACTTGAATATGAACTTACAATAGATTCAGAACCTGATAAATTGGATAAATCATCATTAATAAAATCGTTAACGGCACCCGGAGCACCACCACCTCCTCCACCACAAGCGGTTAATGATAATCCTGCCAATCCAGCTAATATTGTATTTTTAAATTTAGATGTCATTTTAATATAGTACCCATTATAAATGCACCTAATAAAAATGCTATTGCTAATTGTGTTAATCTATAATATGCTTTTTGTACGGAATACCCATTTTGTCTTAGACAAATTACATGAGCATCTAATGATTCAGCTGTAACTGTAATATCTATTGTTTGTATTTTTTCAATTTCTTTATCGTCCATTAATACTAGTATAGCATATTAATGGTAAATGTCAACCAAAGTTGGTCTTATATAGACCTAGTAAATCAACGGTTTATTTTTGGTAATTGTGGATAAGTTAGTGATTTAATTGTGTAGAAGTTATTGTACCGGCTGTAACTGATGTTGCTTTTGCTCTAACCCAAACAAAATTGCCAGTAAAATTGGAACTAGATATTGTAGTGCTTTGATCTGTTGTAAATGTAGTGCCTGAAATATCAAACCAGTCATCTTCAGATGGTGTTGTTGCAAGTGAACCCTGCATTTTAATTGCACCAGTTAATGTTGCAGAAACTTTGTGTGCCACAGTATGTACACCGTCTGGTTGTGAATAATATCCATCACCTTTAATTTTATTAGAAACAAATCCAGTATGATCTAAAGTAGTTGTAGTAGAACCATCTGATGTTTCTGTTGTAACAATTTCTTCGACAATAAGTTCTGTGCTAGATGATACAGTTTTTACAGTAAACGTTGAATTGTTGTTTGTAGTTCCTGATACTGTAATTAAATCACGTACCGCAAAATTGTTTAATGTAGTGCTTGTTGCTGAAATTTTATATTCACTACCTGTAGCAGTAAAACTGATATCCGTACCTGTTACGTTTGCTTTATGTGACTTTGATGCTAATACTGTTGTGCTTGTCTGTGCCATTTGTTGTTATTTATTTGTTTCTATGCTTCTTGAATCTTTCGGTTTTTGGACCTAATCCATATACTGCGGCCAATTCGTTTGGTTCTTGCCCATCAACAGTCAGTATATTAATGTATTTTATTTTGTGTGCTTTACCGTCAGCCTCACCACGTTCTTCACAAATACAATAATTATTTTTTGCAATTTTTACTCGTAAATATGCTTTCTTAAAAAACGGTGTTCCCCATAATTGTTTTTCAATAAAGGACTCTACAATAGAATCTTCCCCAAATATATTATTTTCTTTTAATTTTTTTATTGCTTTCATTTTTTATTTTTACATATTTTATAACTTTATCTATTGCTTTTTGTGCTAACATATAGATTGGAGTTAACATTTTTTGCTCACTTACATAAAAATACCCGTGATAACAATGTGGATATTTTCCTTCAAGATAGTCTAATACATATTTGTTAGTAACTAAACAGTTATCCACATTTCGTTCTAAGAAGTGCCATAGGTTTTGTCTTTCTTGTTTTGTAATATGTTGATGTACGTCTTTCTTTAAATGTATTTGATATTGATATTTGTCGTGTGGTAATCTTCGACACCCAATTGTATTTTTACCTAATTTATTATATTTTGGATCAATGCTTTTTGCTCCATACCAAGAATCCCAAAATGTTTCAATTAATAATTGTGCCAGACTTTTATTAGAATAAAAAATTGCATACTTTTGTTGTAGCCTAAATTTCATTTTTGTTCTATGATCTAAAATAAATTGTGCTAATTTAATTACATCTGGTGATGTTTTATACCATTTTGTATTAAGATACCTTACACTTTTATCTTTACCTTGAATCATCTCTAAAAGTTTTTGATCTGTTGTGGGATATAAAATACCTGCCCATGGCATTTTAAAGATATTTTTAAATTGGTACTTACCGTAATATAATTTATTATGATGGATTCTCATTTTTAATTTTAGGTTTAAAATTATCTATAATTTTAGTTGTTTTAAATGCAACTGTAAGTTTTGGTATAACGTCGTTAGATAAATTTACTTCTACCATTCCGCCTTCTGTAAGTTCACCAAACAAGATCATTCGAGATAATGGTTTTTTAATTTCATCATCAATAACTCTTTGTAAAGGTCTTGCTCCCATTTTAGAATTAAATCCTTTTTTAATTAAAAATTCAATAGCTTCGTTGGTAGCATTAACTTCTACATTTTTCTCAATGGTCATTGCATTAAGTTCTGCTAAGAATTTTTTAACAATTAATTTCATTGTGTCTTTTGCTAGTTTATCAAATTTAATTGTTGCATCTAATCTGTTTCTAAATTCTGGTGGGAAGAATCGTTTTAATGCGGCATCATCTTCGCCTGTTCTTTCACTAGGACCAAAGCCAATACTGTTTCTTTCCATTTCTTCTGCACCTAGGTTAGAAGTCATAATAAGTGTAATATTCCTACAATCTGCTTTTTTACCATTAGAACCAGTCACTGTACCATAGTCCATAACTTGTAACAACATATTAGATACATCACGATGTGCTTTTTCTACTTCATCAAATAATACAACTGCGTGTGGATTTTTTTCTACTTCGTTTATAAACATACCACCACCCATTGTAGTATCTTCAAATCCAACGTAACCTGGAGGTGATCCAATTAGTTTTGCAATAGAATGTTTCTCTTGATATTCTGACATGTCAAATCTTAATAGTTCAACACCTAAAGTTTTTGCTAATTGTCTTGCAGTTTCAGTTTTACCACAACCTGTTGGTCCTAAAAATAAAAATGAACCAATTGGTTTGTTTAAAGTTTTTAATCCTGCTCTTGCAACTAATATTTTGTCTACAATAGTGTTAATTGCTTTATCTTGCCCAAACACTTGTAATTTCATTTTTTCTTCTAATGTTTTTAAATTACTTGCTTGTTTTTGAGATAATTGTTCAATACTAATACCAGTTATTGCCGCAATCTCGTGTATAATTTCTTCGTGATCTATTTTACCATCTTTAGTTCCATTTAATCTTAATCTTGCACAGGCAACGTCGATAATATCAATTGCTTTGTCAGGTAATTTTTTATCTGCTATAAATTTTGATGAATATTCTACTGCGTCTTCACAAGCCTCATCAGTAATTGTGCATTTATGAAACTTTTCATAATATTGTTTTACACCTTTTAATATTTTAATCGCAGTTTCATTTTTAGGCTCACCTATTTGTAATCTTTGGAACCTTCTCATTAATGCTCTATCTTTTTCAAAATATTTTCTATATTCTTCCCATGTAGTAGATGCAATTACTTTTATGTTACCTTTTAGTAATGCAGGTTTAATCATATTAGCCATATCCATGCTATTACCACTTCCAGTAGCACCAGCACCAACCATCATATGTGCTTCATCAATAAACAATATCGATTTGCCTTTTTGGTCTAATGCATTTACAATTAGTTTTAATCTTTCTTCAAAATCTCCTCTAAATTTAGATCCTGCTATTAAAGAGTTTACATCTAAATTCCAAACTATGTGATCCTTAATGTATTCAGGTACATCATCTTTGTTTTTTGCAATACGTCTTGCTAGTCCTTCTACCACTGCTGTCTTACCAACACCAGGATCACCTACTATTAATACATTATTTTTATTTCTTCTTGCTAATATCTGTTTTAATTGATTTGTTTCGTCTTCTCTGCCTATAACAGGATCAATTTTCTTATCAAAATATTTTTGGTTTAAATTTTCACAATAACTCTTTAATACTCTATCTGCTTGGTTAGGTCTTAGTTTTTGTTCTGATTGTGGTTGACCTCCACTTAAACCTCCACCTAAAGTTGCCATACCTTCATCGAGTATAGTTTCAGTTGATACTAAATCAAGTAAATCTTGTTTGTTTACTTGATGTTTCTTTAAGAAAAATGCACCATAACTTTTCTTTTCAGAAAATATAGATATTAAAATATCAATTGATGATACATCTTGTCTACCTTGGAATAGTGCTTGAGTAAACGCTCTATTCATTAATCTTTCTAATGAAGCAGTTTTTCTTGGAACTACCTTAGTTGTAGCTTTTGAAATAATATCATTACATTTAGTATCAAGGTATTCTGCAATATCTTTTATTAGTCCTGCAACATTTATTTTAAATTCAGTTAGTGTTGTGCTAATATGTTCGTCTTTTATAAGTGCAAGAAGTACGTGTTCAATAGTAACGTATTCGTGTTTTCTATTCTCTGCTTCTTTAACTGCGTTTTCGAATATGTTTTCTAGGCTTTCGTTTGCTTCTAACATCTCCACTCCAATCTATTTTGCCCGAGTTTATTTCGTCCCAAGTTTCCACATCTCTGTCGTCCCAATAGCATTCCTGTTGTACTGCCGCTATTAGTCTCTCTACATCCTCTTTGCCTATTGGTTTCTTGTAAGTTCCATCTAAAATTTTCCATACCTTTTTCTTTTTTATCCTGTTATTTTTTTCTTTGCCATGTCCCATCGTAATTTACTAATTCTTTTATTAAACGTAATACCTTCAAGGTGATCAAGTTCATGTTGGAAACACTTGGATTCCATGTTGTCCAGTCTTGCTGTTTCTTTTGTTTCTTGCGTTGTTTCATATTCTACTTCTATTACTTTTGGTCTTTCTACTTTTATAAAGATGCCTTTAAAACTTAAACACCCTTCCTCGTGTATAACTTTTTCTTCACTTTCTGTTATCACCCGTGGATTCCATATTATAACAGGTTTTTTAAATTTGTCAAACGTATCACTACCAATTGCAAAGAATCGCTTGGTAATCCCTATTTGGTTTGCCGCAAGACCCATTCCTTTATTTTCTAACATAAATTTTATCATATCATTTTCAAATTGTTCTATGTCATTGTAACCTTTAATAGAATCTTCTTTAGTCCAAACAGAACTTACTTCATTTAATACTTGATGTGGCCATGAGAATAATTGTATCATAAATCTTTTATTTTCTTTAAGTCACCAGCTGATAGTTGTGGAATTAAAACTATAATTTTCACATACAGATTTCCTCTAATATTTAACGTTTTGTGTATAGGCATACCTTGTCCCTTACAAGCAATTAATGTATCTGGTTGTGTGCCTGCAGGTACTTGCACTTTTATAGTAGAATCAGTTAATGTTTTTAATTCTATTACACATCCTCTTATAGCTTGAAAACAATCAATAGTTTTATTAGTATGTAAGTCGTTTCCGTCTCTTGTATAACCATCAGAATCTAATACACTCATTTGTACTAATAAATCTCCACGTGGTATACTTTTAAGTGAATTATCTCCCATACCTTTATATTTGAAAGTTACTCCATGTTGTATACCAGCAGGTATTTTAACTGTGGCAAATTCTTCTTTGCCTGATGGCAATCTATAGTTAATAGTTTTTTCCATACTATTCATTGCTTCTTTAATTGATATTGCCATACGTACATTTACTGATTTGTTTGCACGTTGTCTTTGACGGAATCTTGTTCGCACATTAGGTCCGCCAAATCCAGAAAAGAAATTTTCAAATATATCATCGCCAAAAAAGTCTTCTGAAGTAAAATGGAAGTTTCCACCTTGTCCACCCATACTTTGACCATACTTTCTTACAGTATCATACTCGTGTCTTTTCTTTGTATCTTTTAATGTGTCGTATGCTTCGTTGGCTTCTTTAAATTTTACTTCATCGCCACCACGATCTGGGTGTTCTTTTTTAGCAATACTTTTAAAAGCCTTTTTTATTTGGTCATTAGATGCGTTTTCAGCCACACCTAGCATATCATAATAATTCTTCATTTACAGTAATTATTATATTACAGATCTGTGAATTGTCAATGTTTGGTAATTATTTTTTGTTTTTTGGAAGTGTTGCTCCTGGCTTACCAACATACAATCCAAAGAATGCCGCACCGGCACCAACTATTGTTGATATAAACATAGCTTGAGCATTTGTTGGATCTTCTAAACCCATAAACCATTTAACTGATGTATAAAAAGCAAAGATGTAGGCCAACATTACTAGTCGAGGAATAACTCTAAATTTATCTAATAATCCTGCAATTTTATTTGTTACCGTAGGAGCGTCATCACCAGTTTCTGGAACAAGATCGCTTTTTTTTAATTCGTATTCTTCTGTAGTTTTTTTAACTTTAACTAAATCGTCAGCCATTATTTTATACCTTCAATTTTAGCATTTCTTTTTCTGTGTCCGTTCCATGCCATAAAACCGCCAAGTCTCAATGACCAATATGATAGGTAGTTCATAGTATAAAACCCGTTAACAAAGATGTTAATATCTCTGAATGTTTTATCCATCCATTTTTGATCTTTAATGCCAATAGTTTCTTTTTTGTTTTTAAGAAGTAGTGTTTGATACTTGTAACCGTAGTCGTGTACAAGTCCACCCATTAATAATACTCCAACTGGAGAGAAAAAAGTTCTTAGGAATTTTGGAATACTTGCACCATCAAATGTAAATCCTGCAGGTATTACGTAATCAGTTCCGTTTATGTTGTAGTACCAATCTTTTGTGACAGTCCAGTTTCTTGTTGATAGTATCCACATTAATATACCTTTAAAAAATCCTATACCTTTTGTAGATATTTTTAATGGTTGCATATGTGGAAATTCTTTATATGTAAATTCTACTTTAGGTGGTTTTCTTTTATCTAATACGTTTATAAGCCAACCTATTAGAATAAAAACAATCACTAAAGTCCATTGCCAAAATTTCATTGCAAGTGTTATTATAAATTCCATGTTTTTCCTTTTTATACGTATTTATTGAATTGGGCCTTCAACTAGACCCTCTTTAACAAGTTTTTTTCTATTTTTAATGTGTTGTTCGTGTATATCTTCTTTAGCACCACCAAAATAAGCCACAGCATGACCTTCTTCACAAAGTATAGTTGCACATATACGCCCATCTTCAGTTTTAAAATTACCTAGGATACGTCCAAATTTACCCTTCATATCTTCACCTTTTTTGCTTACTTGTGTTTTTAAAATAGCATTCTCACCTAATAACTCTTGTAATCTATTTTTAGCCGCTAATCCAAATTTCTTTTCTATGTCATTGCTTGTTCTTGATTCAGGTGTGTCTATTCCCATAACTCTAACACGTTCATTGTGTATCCACGTACCAAAACCTAAGTCAATATCAACATCAACAGTATCACCGTCAATTACTTTTAACACTTTACATCTATATTCGTACATTATTTTTCCCTTACTATATATTTGATTGGTACATCTGATTTAACAACAACGTGTTTATCAGTATCCATATTTTTAAAAACAATATGATTTGGTTTTACTTCTTTAAATTTACGTACTTGTACTTTAAATTCAGTTCCTTCAAACCAATAAGTTAGTTCCAAAGGATGTCCTACGATCCAAAACCATATTGTTAAAAAAAATTCTTTAATCCAATGAAAGATAAACATTATTCACTTTCCGTTTCGTAATATTTTTTGTATTCTTCTAATAAATTGTTAGTTTCTTGTAATTTTTGTCTTATTTGTGCAAAGTTTTTTGCCAGCATTTCAAAATCTTTATCTGTTAATCCAAATAATACAGGATCAATTCCTGCTTCTTCTAATTTTTTAAATACTTCTTCTGCGTTTGCACTTGTAATGACTATCCATTTAAGTTGTTCAAGTTGTAATGCAGTAGGCATTGGATAATCTAATTTTTGTCTTGGCTCTTCGACTGAAAATATTTTTATTTTTTTCTCACCACCGATTGAACAACCAGTTAAAAACACTATTAATACTAATGCAATAATTTTACTCATAATGTACGTAACTCGGGTTTGCTAAACTTGGGCATTCCGTATTAATCTCCGATCGTTTTGTTGCTTTTAATTCTTCTTCTGTGTGTTCAGCACCTGATGCCAACTCAACACATCTTTGGGCATTCTCAGCACCTTTGTTTATAATTCTTTCAACTGATTTTGTTTTTGCTATTGCTAGTTTGCCAACATCTCTTTTTTTCTTATTAAATCTTTTATCTAAATCGTCTAAATCTTTTTTAAATGTTTGTATTAAGACATTTAATTTTTTATTACTTTCCATGATTGCTTCAAAATCTGCTTTTTGTTGTTCTAGAACTTTGTTCTGTTCTGTAATAGCAGTTTCTAATTGTATTTGGTTTGCTTTAAGTGTGGCATTGTCTGCTCTCAATTTGAAAACATACATACCTGCACCTGCTATACCCATAATGATAATTAGGGTAAAAATCATTCTAATTTGTCCGAACATAATGTACGTATTTATTGAATTAAACCAGGCTTGTAGACTGTTTTTCCATTTTCTTTCATCGCTGTTAATGATGCGTTGCGATTGTCTTCTGTTTTATAACTAACATGAATCCAACCAGAATCTGGTATGCCTGGTGTGTAAAATTCCAAAATTAATTGGTCAAAATCAAGGTTATCTTCAATCCACTTGGCAACGTCATAGTTTGGAGTGCCTGGACATTCTATATCTACTGCTTGTCCTTTACAATGTTGTGAAGTATTTGAACCACCAATTGCATAGTTTAAATCACCACTTCTATATCCTGAATTAATTACTGTTACGCCAAAGTTATCTCTAACAGGTTGTACTACATTTTCAAATAATGCTTTTGCATTTTCTAAATGTCCTTCAACAGGAGTATTATCAATGCCTCTTCGTTCAGCAGTTTGACTTTTAGTAAATTCTTGTAAACTGAAATTTTCGCTTAATCTTACCATCCACTTTTACTTAACAAAGCCGACTCTTGGCCTTTAGAAAAAATGAATCTGTCTTCTGTAGTTTTGGTAATTTGATATGGTCCAAAATATTTTGTGAGGTAGATACACTCACTCATTGCTTCTTGATCTATTTTAAATGCTTTTACTTCGTTTATTATCATTTGTGTATCACCAAATGCGTGTAATTCAAATTTAAGTGCTTCTGCATTTTGTTTTTTTATGTCAACAATATTGTTATCTAACTTAAATTCCATCATATTAAACTTATCAAAGAAATTTTTTACTTCACCTAATCTTAATGAACTAATTTTTTGTGTGTATGCTATTGGTGTTCTTGGTAATACATCCGCTAGATTCTTTGCTGATGCTTCAAATGGTACATCTCTTTTATGATATGTAAAATGGAACGTCTCAATATTAGTTAATTTTTTAAGGTCTTCTAAAAATTTATAAATGTGTCGATCAACTTTTTCATCTCTTTGAAACTCAACAAATACTCTATGTTTGCCATCTGCCATTGTGCCTGGCGTAGCATCTGCATCTAATACTTCTTTGTATCCAGTTTCAGCGAAACGTTCTAAATCTTTTGCTGGTGCTAAACCATTAACAACAAATGCAAGAACCATAATGTTCCTGTCATCGCCCATTTTTGATTTGTATCGATCTACTGAAAACGTTTTTGAAACAACGCCTTCTAAATCGCCAGCTTTTAATCCTTCATTAAATTGTTGCATCTAAACTATTTAGGTCCCCTGCACCCATATCAGATTCGTCTTGGCTATCAATTTCGTCTTTGCCATGTTTAAAATTACCAATTAATTCTTTTGGCATTTTAATCTCTACTACCCAAATATCGTGCCCATCAATTTTACCTTTAGTTGTACCTGGTCTATAATCTTCCGGAGACTTTATTTCTCTTGGTTTTAGTAATTCGTCTTTTGCATATGTAACTTTACAACCTCTGTCTAACAATCTTTTGCCACCTGAAGGGTCAGGCATTTTATCAGCAGGCCACATAAATGAACAAGTAACAAAATGTCTTGAATCAACTGGTCCTGATAGTAATTCACCATCTTCCCAATTTTGAAAAACATACACATCTAACTCGTCTAAAACTCTTTCAAAATCTTTTAAAATTGTTAAAGTAGGTCCTACTGCGTATAAAGACTGTACGTTACGGATTATATCTAATACATCATGCATAATGCTACTATTTAGCGATTAGACTATGACTCAAGAAAGGTATTAATTGCTTCGGCATACCACTTTTTATAGTGGTCTAGAATACGTGAATAGGGTATATTATCTCTTTCTGCAACTGGTATGCCAGGCAGATCGTTCTTAATAATTTCCTCATTTACAAGATCTAACACCACAGTGTATTCTAACATTTTTCCAGGACCAATTTTCTTTTTGGATAGTTCTACAAATTCGTCAAACTTTTTATCCGGTTTTATAATGTATTTGACACAAAAGAATCTTTTTTTATTATGTTTTTTACCCATTGTTTAACCTTGCTAGTTTAATCATAACACTTGCTAAATTTATTTCAGGATCAGCAACAAATGAATGATCTACTAATCCCTGCTTAATAATTAGCACTGCTTTGTCTTGTAGCTCATCTTCTTTGGATATTATTTCTAAATTATCATACAACCATCTGTATATTTCTTCACATTCTTCGGGCCTTGCTTGACTACATACTAATTTTCTTGCTTCGTTTATTTTACCTGCTTTAAACAGCTCAACCATTTGTAATCTATAATCTTGTTGTCCTGAATCTCCACTTGTTGGTGGCATAAGTTTGCCATCTCTGCAATTTTGCTGTATCATATTAATACATTTTCTTAAATCAGGATATGTTGCTTTTACATAAGTGTCTAGAGTTTCAATGTCTTGTTCAGTTTGTTCAGAAATTAATATTTCTGCTACCCTTGCTGTAAATTCTGTTTTGTCAATTACTTCCATATGGAAACCTTGACATCTACTATGAAGTGCCGGAATAATTCTATTTGGATAATTGCAAGTTATTATAAATCTTGCTGAAGTATGATATGTTTCCATTACACCACGTAATGCCGCTTGTCCATTTGGACTCATATAGTCTGCTTCATCAAGTAATACATATTTGTATGCACCAAATGGCATAATTTGTACAAAGTTATTAATTTTTTCTCTTACAATATCTACAGAATTTTCTCTAGAAGCATTTATTTCTAATATATCATAACTGCTTACTTCAAGTTCGTTGAATAATACTTTTGCAAGTGTAGTTTTACCAACACCAGGTGCACCACTTAATAATAAATGTGGAATTGCTTTATCATTTATCCAAGATTGTATTTGTTGTCGTTGTGCTTCATCACGAACAACATATTCTTTTAATGTTTTTGGTCTATACTTCTCTACCCAAAGTTCTTTCATATAGTAATAATATATAAATTATTGTTAATTGTCAATCTTTGTAGAATGCCCATTCTCCTATAATTTCACTGCATTCTAATTTAAATCCATATTGACGATCGATATCTCGTAAAATTTTATTTGCTTTAGCCATGCTTAATCCTATATCTGCTGGTAATGGTAGTGCTTCGATTTCTTTTTCTTTCATTGCTTTTGCCGCCTGTACTCTATGCCATCCATCTGTTAATAGAAAGTAACCAGAATCTTTTATAGGTGTTACAAGTATTGGATCCAACGGCTCTGATTGTTTTTTTAGTTTGTTTATCCAACCTCTTTTTTCTTTGTTGAGTGGTCGTTTTGCACCCAACCCTAGTTCGGCCATTGTGACAAGTTTGTCTATAGGCACAAACATTCTTTTAAGTTTAATTTTTTTAGTCATTGCCGGGAAGTTTAGTCATTTGTTGGTGTCCACCTGTGTTGACATATCCGGCTTGTTTTCTATTTTGTTCTGGCTCTTCGTCTGATACAAGCAAGATATCGTTTTCGTCAATCATTCTTACTTCTAATTCAATACCGTTTTTAGCAACTTTGAATGCTCTAGACCAACGACCGTGTGAAACTAATAGCCATTGTCCAATTTTTACATCTTCTTGTTGATTTCCAATAGCATAAACTTTTGCCCATCTAGGATGAATACCTGATTGTGATCCATCGTCATCTACAAGTATAATACCGCCTTTAGATCTTGTTTCACCGAAGTGCATATCAGATACTAATACTCTTTTTTTAAGTGGAGTGATATCATGATCAACGGTGTATTGTTTACCGCCATGCGATCCAAATCCTTTTGCTTGTAAGTCCTCTATTTGTGACATAGAAGTATTATATAAGATTTATTCTAATCCGTCAAGTGCGGCGTCAATACCTTTTTTCTCAGTGGGAGTTTTTGGTTTAAATGTTTCTACTGGTTTAGCAGTTGGTTTTGATTCCACTGGAGTCATTTTTTGTACTGGTGTTGGAGGTGTTTTTCTTGGAGGTGTAGGTTTTGCTCTTGCAGGTGTATCATCAACCTTACCTTTTGGTTGTTCGTAATATGTTTTCATTACTTCTGCTTTTGATGTTACAATTTGTCCATGTGGTCCTAATACATCACCTCTAGCATTAACATTCATATTACCAACGGCTCTAACTGTTTCGTTTGCCGTTCGTAATTTTTCAATATCTACCATACGACCTTGCATTGTTCTATACATTCTTTTTCTGGGTGCTCTTGCTACCATTTTATGCTCCTATTATATTTTACTTATCATCTTAAAAATTCGGCGATATTTAAGTTATATTGCAATGGATTTATCTTATGTACGCCAATTAAAAATAAACAAAAACTTGCCACACTACTACCTCTACCCACACCCCATACTATATTGTTTTTTCGTAATGTATCTACAAAGTAGATTAAAAATTGTAATACTTTTATAAAGTTTTTCTTTTCAAATAACAAATATTCTTGTTCTACTCTTTTTTTCTCAAAATCGTTTTGACACTTATTCAATAACCATTCCAATACATTTAATTCATAATACTTTTGTGGCATGTGCCAATTAGCAATATTTGTTGCATCAACTTTTGCTGGAGTAGGTCGTTTTGGTACAGTTTGTAATTGTTGTAGATCAATTCCGGTATTTTTTATGCTGTTATTGTATTGTTCAGTGTCTTCAAAGAATAATTTTGATATATCGAAGTCTGGATTAGTATAGAGTGAATCTATTGCATCTTCTTCTGTAAAGATACAATCACCTGTTTCATTTATTTTTATCTTTCCCACCATCTAAAACCTTTGGATTAAACTCAAATATTTTAGCATGGGTTTCGTGCTTCTTGTCAACTGGTATTTTATTATTCCAACTAAAGTGTCCTGTGTATATGCCTTTATCAAGTTCTCTATCATATGTTGCCGTGTCTGCCCTTAACCACCATGGATCAAAACCTTCATATTTTTTTGAAAACCAATCAGGTGTATCTAATAGTATAAGTTCTTTACTATCTTTGTCAACCGAATATGTAATACCATCCCCTTGCCAACTAGAAAGTTCTAATTTATTCACTACAATTACAGAATCTAAAATTGCATTTGCTTTGCAGAAGCATACCGCCGCCATTATTTGATCATATGGTGGCTTTGGTAATTCTATAAATCTATTGTTAGATGATTTTTGTAAAGTATGGTAAAGAGGTTCATCTTTCCATGTAGTAATTGTATTCGCCATTACCATTTCAAAGAGATTTTTTAATCTATCAAAATATTCTGTTTGTTCTTTTAAATTTGCAGTGTAGGGTGTTATGAAAAGTTTAATACTATATTCGTTTGCGAATAATTCACCGTCTACAATTATAATTGATTTAAATTTTGTTTTCCAACTAAATGAATTTGGCATTAAACATACTTACTATTCAATGTTGATTAAATCACCTAAATCTGGTTCGCCTCTTGCTTTTTTAAAGTCTTTGTGCCATTGTTCAACTCTTCTTTGTCTAATAGCATCTTGATAAGTTCCAAGTGCATGTTGTAGTTTTTGTAACATGTCTGGATTTCTGCCTCGTCTAGCAATAGCAACTTTTCTAGAAAGCTCTTTTATTCTTTTGGAGATATCTTCTTCAGATAAATTTCCGATTTCTTCTTGTAATGGATGAAAATACATTACTACCTCCTATTAGATGTAGTTGTTACCCAATTGGTTCATTAAAATTGTTGTACCTGCATCTGGAGTTGTAAACTCGTAAACATATCTTCCAGATGTTGGACAAGTTATTGTATTAGAAGAGCCATCTCCACCTAATACTAAACCAGATACTAATACAGCAGTTGGAATTGTAATCGTGTGTGCTGTAGATGCAAACGTAATATCTAATACAATTCTACCCAGTGTTGCTGTAGCAGGCCAATTGGTAAATGATAATGTTATAGATGCATTAGACGTTATAGTTTGGTAATGTCCATTTTGGTGATTTAATGTAATTGCACCACCAGTTGTACCATGTGCGTATACTGTTTCTGATGTATCTTTAAATTTTGCTCTAATAACTTCATTATCAGCAAAATCACTTGAAGCGTTTAAGTTTGCTTTGTTTGTTTGTAATGCTTCTATTTCTGTTACTGCTTCAGTAAAATTGTTTTTAATTGCACTAAAATTATCTCTAAATCCTTGTGAACTGTTATCCTGTCCTGCTTTAGGATAAGTGCCGTCTACGTTACCTGGTACTATGTTACTTGCCATTAAAATATTCCTTTGCTTCTAAATTTAAGATATTTATCGTTAGCTCTTTCGACTGTAATAATAGTGCCGTCTGACGGTACTTCTTTGGTAAAAGTAATTGTAGTTTTACTAGTTGAAGTATTATGAGTAAGTTCAATGCCATATTCATGGTCTGCAGATCTTAATTCACCATCAGCAGTTAAATCTGTTGGCTTTTGGTTATTGTCTGCTGTTACTCCGTCTCCAGCATAAACAATATCACTACCTTCTTTAACCAAAATATCTTCTTCATGTACAATCTCATCTAATTGGAATGTAGTAGTTGAGCCATCTGCTGTGAATTTAGCAGGTGTAACTTTGCTTTTACTAACTTGATATCTATCTACAATAAAGTCAATATTTCTAAAAATTAATCCTTTATCTTTTATTCTTTTCTTTAACAAAGCAGATGTACCTGCCTTGCAATAACATATAGGTACTGCTAATACAAACCCCAATGGTGCTAGGTCACCTGATTGTGTTGTTTTCATCCATAAAGGCAAATGGTCCCATTCTTTATGTCCTAAAGTTTTCATTCTACTTCTCATATTTGCAACTGCATTTGGATAAAGTGTTGCCATATAATCTAAATCTGCTGAAATTTGACCAGCATATGGAACTTTAGAGCCAGACGTGCTAAATGATAATCCGCCAGAGGTTGTAATATTGAAGTCATCCATATCAGTAGTTAAATTAACTGTTCCTGCTCTTGGACCTAACATAGGTTTTGCAACATCTGTTCTTAATGAAACCGATGAACTAATTGCTGTACCATCATTATTAACAAGTTTGTCTGTCATTTCAAGATAAACAACTTCATATTTTATAATATTGTTTTCTTTTGCAACTGCTGTTTTTAATTCTCCAAAATATAAAGTTTTTGGAGCATGATTTTGTTCCATTTGTTGTTGGAATGCTGTAAGTGTTTGTGCTTGTAATCCTGCCATCATTAACATTTCAGGATTTAGTTTCATTCCAAAATTATTATCCTCTGGTCTGTAAATATATTCAGGAGAATTAATATTTGGATCTTGTGCAATATTATAAAATATATTTTGATCAATAAAAGATGTTGAATGTCCGGTCATATTACCATATTCAATAGTAGTATATGGTATGTCAATGTTTAATGTAAATTCTTTTGATGTTGCTAATGACTGATATTGGTCACTAACCGTAACTGTAAATGTATATGCTCGAGTTGAATCAGTAAAGTCACTTGGATCAATTGTTCCTATTAAATTTCCTTGTGGAGATAATGTTATACCTGTTGGCAACGATCCAGATGTTAAACTATAAGTTAAAACTCTATTTGTTTCTTCTGCTACTGCTGAAAATGATAATATACTTGGAATATCTGCCGTCAATGTACCAATGGTTGCTGGAGTTGTAAATGTAATTCCAATATCAATTTCACCAATTACTTTCATTGTAAATATTTGATCAGTGAACACATTTATTCCAGTTGATACAACTCTGTTCGCTCTTATTGTAAATGTATAACTTGTTTCAATAGCGGTCTGTCTTGCCAATGTTCCATATATTTCTCCAGAGCTAATATTAATTGATAAACCTGAAGGCATAGCACCTGATACGATTGAATATTCTAAATCTGCTTGTAATGGATCAAAATCTTCAACGTCAATTTTAATTACACAGGCGTTGTCATGTCTAAATGTTCCAAGGGCTGATGCTGTTTTGAAAATTGGTCTTCTATTAGCACTAAAATCAACTGTTAATGCTGAACCCCCTATTTCATTCATGTCTACTGTAATTTCTGAATTTGATACTCTCCAATAATCTGCTGTATAAACAAATATTGAATTATTTTGATCTACATAACTTGTACTATCTGAAACTCTTACTATAAAATCATAATTTATTGATCTAGATTTTGAAAATACTGTTCTATCGTAAACATAATCATCATAATCTTCTGCATATCCACCTTGTGGTCCATATCGTTCATCTTCTGTAAGTTGTACTATTCAAGATATAAATCATGTTGCTGACATAGTAATACCTGGTGGTAATGCACCTTGTACAATTTCATAAACTAACGATTGTCCTGCTCTTGTATCTGTATCACTTGCCGCTATTTGGAATGATAACGATGATCCATCCAATATCCAATATAAACCAACTCTTGAAGAGTCATCTAACTGGAGTTGTCCTGATGCAGTTGTAAATGTTGGTGCGTCTGCACCTTCTATATCTAAATAAAAATTTCTATCTGTAATTGTTGTTCCAGCTGTGGCACGTACAACGAAGGTGTATCTAGTTCTTTTCGAAACCTCAGCTGGAATCCCTGTAAGTAAGCCTGCTGAAGTAAGTTCCATTCCTGAAGGTAGGCTCCCTGCAATTACGGAGTAAGTGATAGCCGTAGAATCGGCTGTATTCGCTTCTAATTGTAGCGAATATGACACTTGCTCATCAATTGATGCAAGTTTACCTGCTGTGGTTGACCACACTGGTGTCGACATTAGAACTTACTCCTTCACCAGTATTTATTGAGTTTTAGATACTATTAAGATACAGTAGCACTAAAGCAAGTTGCTGGATTAACACCTGTAAGGCATCTCATAGTTCCTCTAACGTGCCATTGGTCAGTTGCTATATCAACTAGTTCAAGATAGTCACCTATTTGACCACCTGTTGTACCACCATTAATGGTGATAGTATCAGTAGCCGCTACTGTTGGAAATGCTGTAACTGCCGTTGCGTCTTCATCTAGGTACATCATGATACCGTCAATAGTGTTATTGGCATCTGGTGCTTTGATTACATAGGTTGATGTGTTCACAACTGTTACTATGAATTTGTATGTTGCACCTGAACCTGTTGCGTCTGGTAGTGTTAATGTAACTAGTGCATTACCACCTACTTCACCAAGTAATAATGTTCTACCTGCGTGTTCTGTTTCTGTAATTGCATCAGTTGCCGTGAAAGTATGTATTGCTGGTTTAAAAGATCCAGTCAATGTTAATTGTGAAGCAGTAGTTACTACTCCAGTACCGTTAGTTTCAAATACTAAATTTTCGTTAGTTGATCGTTGTGCAATAGTGGCTCCTGTGCCCATTTCTATACCATAATCGCACCATAGTTCTCCACATAATATTTGTTCAGGTACATGAACATAAGATCCACCCAGTGTGATTATACCTGTACCATTAGGATTTATGTTTAACGCACCATTTGAATTTGTTGCTATAATACCGTTTCCGTTTATTGCAACGTTGTCAACATCCATTCTACCTGTAACAACAACGTCACCTGTAATAGTTTGTCCAATAGTTGTCATTGCTGATGCAACATTAACAACACCTGTACTATTTGCTGAAAGGTCTAAGTTAGCATTTGAGGCATTTGTTGTAATTGCATGATCTTTAATTCTTACATAGTCAATATCTGATTGTCCTGTAACTGTGTGTGTTCCAGTTGTAGTAATATCTGCTGTTGTTAGTGTTCCAGTTATTCCTAAAGTAGTACTAAATGTTCCTGCTCCTGTTACGGCTAGTGTACTACCATCAAAAGTTAAGTTTGCTTCACCTTGGAATGCATGAGCACCTGTTACTGTTGTAATAGTATTATTAGTTGAACCTGTTAATACTGCTTTTGTATCTGCATATGCTTTTATTGATTGTTGTGTAGCAAGTTGTGTTGCTGAATTTGTTCCCATAGCATCTTCATCTAAGATACCTGTTACAGTTGCACCTGTTGCCAATGTTACACTTGTTCCTAAAGTTGCCGCACCGTTAACTTGTAATGCTTCTGCTATTGTAATTTGAGATGAATCTGCCGCACTTAAAGTTGTACCACTAACTGTTACTGCACCTACTACAACATTACCTGTTCCACCTGGTTGAATTGATATATGACTGTTTGAAGGTGAGGTTATTGTGTTATCATTAAAAGTTAAATTTTCAATAATGACACCACCTGTTGCATTTCCAGTTATAGTTACGTCACCGTTTGTAACTGTGCTTGTTAATGTTGTACCATCAATTTGTAATTGGTCTGCTTCAAATACACCAGTTACTTTTGTTTGGTCACCTGCACCATCACCAAGGTTAATGTTTCCATTTGCAAAAATATTTCCTGTTGCTGTTAAACTTCCTGTAACATTAGTTGTTCCTTCAAGCTCAACTGTACCTGTTCCGTTAGGAATAATTCTAATATTTTCGTTTGATCTTGCTGATGTAATATTAAATCCGTTTATATCTAGATTACCACCTAATTGGGGTGATGTATCATCTAGTATATCATTTGCTTCGGCAGTATCGCCGTATAATTCTGTAAAATTTGCATTTATCTTTGTAAATGCTGTTCTTAATGGATCACCTGTACCGTCATTTGCTGATGAACCTATGCTAACTGTTTGTTGTGCCATGTTTTAAATCTCCTAATATGATTATTTATTAGAAATTTTATAAACCGAATGTAATTTTATACTTTGATTAACGTTTTAACAAACTTATATGTAACTGAATTATTAGATACAGGAACTATTAAAATTCTACAGTTGTTACCACTAATATCTGCTGAGTAAGTTGCTAATGATGCTCCAGTTGAACTTACACCTGTTGTTGATATGAAAGCAGTTGTACCGTTATGAGTTACGTAGATTTCGTCAAGTGCATATCTACTCTCTGCCGCATCTGTAATACTAACTTGATATTTTGCACTTCTGTAAGTTGCATGAACAAAACTGTCTAATGGTTGTTGTCCAGATGAACCTGCGTGTGTTACTGTGCCATCTGATTGTGAAGAATTGTTTAATACGGTTAATCCAGTAATTGATGTTGCTGTTAGTGTTCCATTGACTTGCAAGTTGTCTGATATTGTTACAGCACTAGAATCTGTAGACGATATTACGTTTGTGTCAAGTATGTTTGCACTTAAAGTTCCAGAAACGTTTAATGCATCATTAATTTGTATTGCAGTTGAGTCTGAAGATGAAATTGAATTGGTATCAATTGTGTTTACACTTAAAGTTCCAGATATATTTAAATTGTCTGAGACTGTTACAGCACTAGAATCATCAGAAGAAATTGTATTGACTTGTAATGTTTCATTAATTTTAATTGAACTAGAATCATCTGCACTTAAAGTTGTACCATTAATTCTAATTGCACCTACAATAATGTTTCCTGTACCTGATGCAGATACAATTAAATCTTCATTTGATCTTGTACCTTCAATGTGGTTATCTCTAATTTGAATTCCTTCTAATTCTATAACACCTGTACCAGATGCTAATAATTTTAAATTTGCATTTGAGGCATTTGTAGAAATTGTATTTCCTGCAAGTGATATTGAAGAAGTTGCAGGAGATGCCGCATATAATTCTGTGAAGTTAGCATTTACAGAAATAAATGCTGATCTTAAATCATCACCTGTTCCGTCATTTGCGTTACTACCTACATTAATTGTTGTCTGTGCCATTGTTTATTATCCTATACTAATTTTTAGATCTGTTCCACTTCTCCAAAGTCTTCCTGCAACACTTGGATCCGATGTTGGAAGATTAGTAAAATCTATTTGTGATCCTGTTGCAACTAAATTACCATTTATATCTACTGCTTCTGCAATTGATATTTTTGTTGAATCTGCTGAACTTATAGTTGTACCGTTTATTGTAATTGCACCAACAACAATATTACCAGTTCCTGACGCCGCTAAATTTAAATCGTCATTACTTCTTGAAGCACTAATTTTGTTATCTGTTATCGTGATGGCACCGTCTACGTCCAAAGTGCCTGAAACTTTGGCTCCTGTTGTTGTAACTCTAAGTCTTTCTGTTACAGCACTAGAATAAAAAGAACTTAAAATTATTTCGTTTGTTGTACCATCAGTTCCATCAAATTTAATACTGGCCCCTTCTGTTCCACCATCACCTAAAAAACTTATTCCAGGCACGTTTGCGTTGTCTGTTCTTTGAAATTGAATAAGCGGTGTAGCAGAATGTAAATGTAAATTACTGTCTGTATAGACCTTGCCTGTACCATTCGCAGATAATTCTAGATTATCGTTAGATCTTAATGTTGTAATTTTGTTCTCAGTCATGCTGATGGTAGCATCACTTAAAGAAGAATCACTATCACTCATAATGTTAAAAGTTCCTGTTACACTGGCCCCGGTCCATGTAACTCTAAATCTTTCGACCGTACTTGAATTATCTCTTACTTTAAAAATAATTTCTTTGTTTGTTCCATTAGTACCATCCATGTACATCTTGGCTCTGACGTCACCGCCGGCACTTTGGAAATCAATACCTGGTGTGTTTGCATCACTTGTTCTCTGGAGTGTTATGGTTGCAGTGGATTGTTTAATATGTAATGAAGTGTCAGGTGAACTAACATCTCCTATACCAACTTGACCACCTGCCTTTAATAAAATGTCACCTGAGCCATTAGGCTCAACTGTGATGTTTCCACCTGCACCATCAGCTATTTTTATTGTACCTGAATTTGTGCCACTGTTTGTGCTTAATGTTAAATCACCAGTTCCAAGAGTTGTTATGGTTGCATTGGTATTGTTAACACCAACTGTTAATGTATCGTTCACGTGTACCACACCTGTGCCGTTACCTGCTAGTGTCACATCACCGTTTGTAACAAGCGAAGTTATTGCATCATCTGTAATTTGTAATTGATCTATTTCGACTATACCCGTTCCATTGGCTTGTATTTTTACATCACCATTGGTTTGGTTGTTTGTGAATAATCCACCCAAACTAGATCCGGCTAAATCATCGTAGACCTCTACGAAATTCGCGTTGATCTTCGCCATAGCGCCACGTAAAGTATCGCCTGTTGCCGTGTTTCCTTCTGTTCCAGTGTCTATTATTAATCGTGCCATATTATTATAATACGTATTTATTAAATACTTATATGTTCATAGAAACGTTGAAAACGATGAGATTGTATGAACGTCAAAGTAAATTAGGCGTATATCATACGTTTCATAGAAAAAATACCATATATTATTTTAAATGTGATTCGTGTGGAGTAACATTTTTAAGACCTAGGTCACAAGTAGATCCAGATAGAGCAAGTAATGATTATAAACACGTTTGTTCGTATTGTGATAGCAAGAAATTTGCTCAAAAAGTAGGTATTAAAATGCGTAAGATTTACAAACTTGATGCTTCGAGTACAGTTACTTTATAATTTCCGCCAATTAATTTTATCACGATCTCCGTCTACCCAACGTCTTAAATCTGCATAAATTCCAACTTTAATATTAGGTTGATCAAAGTAAGATCTTAAAAAATGATTACCATCTAGGTATTCTCTACGATTAATAAAATAAAAATTTGTATTTGGATGTTTACGGAATGTTTGTCTTAATTGAAATAGCCATTCATATTTGAGATAGGCTTTCATGTTGATTCTTGAAGGATAATTTGTTGTATTTTTGTACATATTATTTTGTTCTCTGCTATGTTCTCCTCTTTTGCTAAATTCCCATTGTCTTGAACCTAGTATGTCAAACGCCAATATTACTATATTTTTAATACCTGATTCTACGGCTAGTAATATTGCTGAAGTACCAGATCCTTTTGATTCAGTAAAATCAATTGTTCTAATTTCATTACCTTTTTTAATGTCACCTCCTCGCCAAACTCTATAAAGTTTTAAACCTATTGGTATACCTGCATTTGGAGAGAAATTGGCTTGTGAGTCTCCATCGCATAGATAATTCCATTTGGATATGTCATCAAGTCCGTGTATTTTTAGATTAGGATTTGTTTCATCATACCATTGTTTTAATTCTTCATACATTGGTGGATTAACTGCTACAATATGATCACATAGTTCAGGATAGTCTCTGTATATGGCATTACAACCATATATTATGCCTTTATTTTTTAAATCTTTTATTGGAAATATATTTCTTGACTCGCCATTACCTATTATGAATGCTGTGTCCATTAGACACCAAAACTTTCTCCACATCCACAAGAGCTTGAACTGTTTGGATTGACAATTTCAAATTGAGAACCAAATGTTTCTTCTATCCAATCAATTTTTGTGCCTGCAATATAGAGCATAGAAGTTTCATCAACAACAAAACGACCAGTACCCCAATCTTCAGTGATGTCTTCGGAGCCTACTTTATCTTTAGAATCAATAAATCCCCAATCGTATTTGAAACCTGCACATCCTCCTCCTAATACTGCCAAACTTACAGCATACTTGCCAGGATTTTTAGAAAGCAATTTTTCCATTTGTGCTTTTGCTGAATCTGTTATATCAAACCATTTCATATTAATATTTATTTGTTTGTATCTCCCATATTTTGTATTCCGATGGCCAAAAAGAATGCCATAGCTTCTCTTTTATTTTCAAAACTCATATAACTGTTTTGATTTTCCCAATTATGATTATAGGGATTAGTTAAATCAGGCCCCTCAAACCACCAACCCCATTTCTTTTTACAATTAATTTGACACCATTCTATACATTCACCCATTATGCCATTTGATTGCATATCAATATCGTATTTGAATCTTTTTTCATAACCACAGT